ATGGTAGCAAAAAAAGCTAAGTTAGTTCTTGATAAAAGAAGAGCCAAAAAAGACGGCAGTTTCCCTATTGTGATTGAGATCCGCAATAATGATAAGATACGAATTGCAACGTCGTATTCATCAATACCGGAAAATTGGGTAAACGGGATGTTCGGTAAAAAGGAAAGTAATTATTCCAGGAAGAATGTCATTTTGAATGAAATGCAGAATAATGTTGAAAGAATACTTCTTGAATTATCGGATAACCATCAATCTATTTCAGATAAGGATCTAAGAGATCGCATATCGCGCACTATTATTGGCAAAGAGCCGAAGAAAGAAAAGACGTTTGTAGAATACCTAGATGAATTCGTTTCTATAAAGAGCAATAAAGGCACTCAATCGGTCTATGCTACTACACGAAGCAAAATAGAAAAATTTGACCCGAATTGTACCTTTGAGAGTATGGATAAGAAATGGCTTACATCTCTAGAATCATGGATGGCGCAAACTATGAAGATTAATGCTTATGCAATCCACCTGCGTAACATAAGAGCTGTATTCAATTATGCCATTGATGAAGAGTATACTACATTATATCCGTTCAGGAAATTCAAGATAAAGAAAGAAGAGACAAGGAAACGGTCGCTTACTGTAGAGCAACTAGCGATGCTGCGTGATTATGACTGTGAAGAGTATCAAAAGCGATACAGGGATTTGTTTATGCTTATGTTTTACCTCATTGGAATAAATGCGGCCGACTTATTCAACGCAAAGCCGGCGGGTGTAGTAGACGGTCGCATCGAGTATAAAAGAGCTAAAACAGGCAAGCTTTACTCAATCAAAATAGAGCCGGAAGCATTGGTGATTATAGAGCGATATAAGGGACGTGAATATTTGCTTAATATCATGGATGAGTATAGTAATCACAAAGACTTTCTCCATAGGATGGGAACCGGCTTAAAGCAGATCGGGGAGTGCAAGCGAGTAGGCCTTGGAGGGAAAAAAGAGATTACTCCTTTATTCCCGGACATTTCAAGCTATTGGGCGCGTCACACGTGGGCCACGATTGCGCACAAGATTGGAGTCCCGAAAGATGTGATATCGATGGCTTTAGGCCATTCTTTTGGTGTTGCCACCACGGACATTTACATAAACTATGATAATGATAAGATCGACGAGGCGAACCGGATGGTGATCGATTATGTGAATGAAGCCGGCCCAAACCGTTCGGATTGATTATTTAATTAAGCAAAACAGAGTAAATTGGCGACTTATTCAAACGTCAATTTACTCTGTTTTTTACTCTTATTAAACATACTAATCATCAGGTGTTATTATAGGTATATTCCCATTAAAAAACTGAGGTGGTATAGTAAGAACTCCTACTACATCCCCCAAATTAGCGGTGAAAGTAGAAATGAAAGAACGTATATAAGGGAACATTATCGCAGGCGCATTTGCAGTAAGAAATTTTTCTTTTATATCCTCTGTTATGTCCTCGCTGAGTTTAAATCTGCCTATAGCGCGCAAAGACAATGAAAAGTAACTTTCATTAGATACTACTATATCCATAACAATACTAAATGCATCTTTTTTTTTCTTGTTTAGGAGAATAGTAGGTTCGCATTCCACCTCAACATCAATTTGTTTTCCTCTAGGAGCCTTAGCTTCAAATAATACATTCACAATGTCGACGCCGTAAAAAGAGAGCTTTGGTTGATTGCTTATTTCCATTATGAAGCGCTTAATAAATCTTCTGTTAAATAAATATTATTACGCATATTACTACTGTATCTTTCTTTATGCACAGTGTATTTTACTGAAAACCCATATGATAAAACATCCATTTGTGTATAGTTTTCCGTTTCACCAACAAAACTGGACAGTGATTTCGCCTTTCTTTTTATGATCCAGTCGGTCATGCTCTTTATTGTTTCATTTTCTAGAGCTTCATTGAGCTTATTCTCTAATATATTCAAATCCAACATAACATCAATTTTTAATTAGTTCTATATTCATCCTTAAAAGAGAAATTATTTATACAAGATAGCTTGTAAACTACTGCCTGAATTCTTTTTCGGTAAGGATACTTTTTTATTAAGATGGAATCTCCTGTCGGCAAATCTTGAAATATTATACCATCTAATTCATCAGTCCATTTGGCTCTCTCATTTATATATTCGCAAATATCTTCAACTGTTGCCTTCAATCCGGTCTTTATATAAATATGCTTTCCGACCTTATCTATTTGTGAACGATAAAAGTTATAGTGTTCCTCATTAAAAACGGTATTCAAGAAATTTCCAGTTTCTATATTTGCTTTATATATCTCAAAAGCGCCTGTGCATTTCTTGGAAGAATGTCCCCACATTATAGCGTCTTCCTCTTCCCCCCAAAAATAATAACCACGCCCGAGCCATGCATCAGCTCTTTTGCAAATAGTGGGTTGAGACAGTCTAAAACTTCTTTTTTCTTGGGTGTGATACATTAATCGTTCCAAATCAGTAAGTTGCATTAATATCAGACTTTTTAATTCTATTTTTAGCACTCTCGCTACTGTCCCTGCGCCACAGAATCTATATGTGTCACAATGTCACCTAGTAATAAAAAGGCGTTTATAAAATATAATCTTCTGATATTTCTCATAATCTACTTTTAATAGAAAGTTGCAATTAATACAAGAAAAACAAATTCATTTCTAAAAATGTTCGTAATAATGGGCTTTATCTTTATTAAAACCTCAATTACCAAAGGTGTCATCCTTGGTTTCCGTGACAAATATAAGCACTTCTTTTAAAAAATGCGCATCATCTTCAGTAATTTATGCATTTTTTCTTGTATTTAGAGCGCAATAAGGAACAATAAGGGGAAATAGGGCGAAATAAACCACATCCAGCATGATCTTCATCAGCATGAAGAACCTCAGTTGCGAGTCCAGAATTATTTAGCAATAGTCACTTTATAACCACACTCTATCAGCACTTCGACTATTCGACCGATAGACAACTCGCCTTTTCGAAACCTACGCTTAATTTCATTCGCCTGGAACCGATTGATTGAAGTTCCTGAATACCAGTTGCGACATGACACAAGTTCGCTGAATACGTTGAGAATCTTTTCATCCATTGCTTTTCTTTATTAAGAATTCACCGGCTTTACGCAACGCTTTGGCTAGTACTTCCGGCGTTGCTTCCTCGTCTAGTACAACAACGTCTTCCAAATCACTCGCATCCCCATCAAATGTGATTTTAGCGCTAAAACGAGGGTACTTGTTACGTCGTATCGTTTGCACACCGGCGGCATTGTAGACTTCAAAAACGGGCAACTTATTTCCATTCCTATCGCAGTCGCATATGGAATAATCCGGCAAGAACTCCTTATCAGAAGCAGAAGCGATCGTTGATCCACATAAAGGGCATACTATCACCCACATTCCAGGCGATAGTTTTGTTTTCTCTGAAAATTTCATAACTATATAATTTTAAAATAAAACAATCTCGTTAACTGTATAATATCCTTCAAACCCTTGAGCTTTCAATTCAGACACTAACACGTTTTGGAAATTGAAATCAGATAACTGCTGAAATTCGTTTGAGATAAGAGCTTTAATTAATTCTTCCTCTCTATCATTCAGGGCTTCGATTTCTTTATTCCACAATGCTATTTCTTTCTTTGTTTTAGCTGACGCAAGGAACGATTTATAATCTGCTAGTTGTGCTCCTATTTGGGCGTTTACATAAGCGGAATAGGTATTTAGCATTCTGAAATTGGATGTCATATCGAAAAGATTGATCGCATTGGACAATTCTACTACTTCGAGATCACATTCATAATTAATATCACCATCCTCAAAACGAATGTACTTATAAGCTTCAACGTATTTCATGTTGGAAGCATAATACTTAAGTCCGTTAGGATTCTTCTCTACACCAGTATTGTTAAATTGGCGATCTTCTCTTGCTTTGGCGTTGTATCTATAAGCTTTCATATCACATACAGTTTTTAAGTGTGTCTCACTCTTTTATTATGCTACAAATATAAGCATAATTACTTAATGTGCAAATTATATGCACATTTATTATATTGCAATTAACCTTAATTAACAACACCCGATATCCATCAGTTGCGAGTCGCAGAACCAGGATGATTGTTATTTAGAATGAGTATAAATTAGGCAATAGTTTAAGTCACATTAGGGGACATTAAAAGGAAATATAAAACATTAATTTCCAATGTATATATCGCAGATATTCAGCGTATTGCATATTATGAAAAGACACTCTATCTTTGCATTGTAACAAGTGGAGTTGTTGACACAAAAATGGCTATTCCCCTTAAGTTTTTAAGGGATTGCAATAAGTTCAGAATCCGTAGCAGCTCCACCTGTTGCGGATTCTTTGTTTTGTACGTAATCCCAAGCGGTATATAGTTTAAAAGAGCCGCAGAAAAATGGTTGAGCTGGGAGATTCACCTCGAACAAAGATATAATTCCGCTAGAGGGGCTAAATGCAAAAGCGGACGTGTAGGAGATGGTGGCGTTACACGGCAAGGTTGCGATAATGCGATTAAACGCCAAGCTGCAAAGATTATCATATTGCAGCCGTTTGAAAGGGGGTCAGTTATACTGAATGTTACAAACGTTGAATCTCTAAGTAGTTTAACCACTACAAAGGAGATTCTACATCCGTGGAGATCGTTGCCTGAATATTTAAACAATATGATTAAACAAGTTTATTTAAAAGAATAAATATATTAATTCAATACAATAGAGGAATAAAAATGGAAAAAGCGAGGATCCTATTAAAAGAGATAGAAAAGAGCTTTAATTAAAAACCTAAATTAAAGTCATACGAGTAAATCACTCTTTTTCGAGCTCTTTAATAATCTCATTTAATGCTGTAATTTGCTCCATAGATGCTTCATAGGCCTTTTTATAATCTACCCCGGGAGCTTTCCTTGTCATACTAGATTCCCCTTTTATTAGCCAATCGAAATCCAGCTCAGGGAAGATTTCCGATATCTTCACCATGTGTGAATCAGTTAACCCTGTTCCTCGCTTTAAATTCGTAAGAAACCCTCTATAAAATCCGCACGCTTGTTCAAAGGCAAAACCGTTCTTGACCCTTCCGGAGTCAATGAGGTAATCGACGAATGTCATTAGTCTTTCAGATACAATTTCCATAATTATGCAATAAGTTCGCATCAAAAATAGCGTTTTGTCGCTATACTACCAAAAAAAACGGGTAATTATCAGTAATTCCCGTTTTCTGTATGCTACTATTATTTAAATGATCCGAAATACTTCATTATAGCATCAGGTATATCTCTGACACCGCAACAAATATACCCTTCTGTTTGGTTCACCGAAGAATGACCCATTAGTTTGCTAATCAAATACAAGTCTGCACCACGAAGATACAAGTTAGTTGCAAAACTTCTCCTAGCAGTGTGGCTGCTTACGAATTCCCATCTCTCACCCTCGACGTATTCACCGGCCTGGTACAATTTGATCCGTTCATTTATGCCTACCTGTTTACAGATGGATCTGATCGTTGCGTTAAAGGTCGGAGATGATACTTCTTTGTCAATCATGAAGTATTCTTCATTTTCCTTCAATAAGCGCTCGACCACTGGAGATAAAGGTATCTCCGCTCTAATATGTGTTTTCTGAGATACATACACTATCCGCTCGTCCTGTATGTTACCATGAGTAAAGTTGATGTAATCGGAATGCCTGGCGCCGGTTAGACATCCTAAAACAAACTGATTACGCACAAGTCTTTCGTTTCTCGTGCTAGGCTCGAATTTAATCAGCTTCTGAATCTCAGAATCATTCAAAAACGCATTTTCGCTCACATCATTTTTTAATGAGAGAATTGAAGCATATCCGCTTGGAAGATCAACTTCCTCATTGTATAGATTCAAAACAGCCTTGAACATAGCGCAATAGGTTCTAGAACTACTTCTTGATAACCGATCTACTAAAAACGAAGCAAACCGGGATAACTTAGGCTTTGTTATGTTTGCAAATGTTAGTTCACAATCATTAGCCTCTCTGTATAGCCGTTCAATGCGGCCGGCATATTTAGGATATTTATTTTCAAAAGCTTGTCTTAGTTCCATGATGCTATATTTTAAGGGCTATTTAGAAATACCTTTAACGTCAATTTCCATGACTGACTTAAACCAAAAAACTTGCTGAACCGCATGCAACTGAGAGGCCGTATGCAGGACTAAGCGGTTGCCGTTTTTAAGTTCTATGAAAAACGATGTTTTCCCGTTCTTCTTTTCTGTTATGAAGCTTGAAATGGTTTTTGTTTCTACTCTCACAACCTTTGCGGATGCGGACAAGGAAAATATAAGCACGATTGTTAATAAAATAGTTTTCATAATCATTTATTTATTATGCAGCCAGAAAGGGATGCTGGGTGATGAATAACTAATTCACTCGTTATTTTTGTGTGGTAAGATGTTTCTCGAAGATATCATTTGCGCACTTCAATAGACCTTTGTCGGTTGGCCGATATTTTTTATTCGTTCTAAACTCTATGCATATCGCTAAAAGTAGTCTCTTAGAATTGCATCCCTTTCTTTCTAAAGAGGAAAGAATAAAACCTCTCCATTCCATAAATAAAACTTCTCTTTCCATAATGCTATAAATTAAATTGTTTATAATTCAAATTCATAGCGCACTAAAAAATGATAAGTGAAATTTTGGTGAAGTAAACGAAAGGAAGTATCTTTGACCTGTTACGTGGGAAAGAACTCGTTTCTTTTCAACTTCACGCCCCGATCAGTTATTGCAAGTAACCGGTTGGGGCTTTTCTTTTTCAATATCTAAAGTACGCTTTGTAAGTCCGATCATTTTAGCTCTTTCTTACACTACAAATATACGAATAAAATTCTAATATACAATGATTTAAGTGATTTATTTTCAAATAAATATATAATATAAAACACGATAGATCAGGTATGAAAGACAGTATGAGAAAAATATAGCCCATAACATTAATAGAGGCTCACTCGATGCGATTAATCAACTAGAGAAGCAAAGAGTTGACAATATATCAGCGACTCAAAGAGAGGTTGAATATCCTAATAGAAAGCCTATCAAAACAATATGTTATAAAACACATAGCGCATAATAAGTAGATAATCGCTATATTTGCGAATAAGTAAACACATAACACTTAACGAAATGGCAGCAAACACAACGCAATTATTAATGAAGGAATTCAAAGTAACAGCACAAGATGTATACTTTGCTACTTTGGTGGCTAACGACATACCGCAAAATGAAGCCTACTTAGCCATATACAAGAATCTAACAACGAATGTAACCGGAGCGTGCAATATGATGCTGAGGAAAAACCCGCAGATAACAACGCTTATCCAAAGTTTGAAATACAAGCAAGGATTAAACCCAGAAAATACTGATGATATGGATGATTCGTCTTTGAATAACTACAAGGATAAAGATTATATTCTAAGAAAGCTAGCTACACTAGAGGAAAATTCTTACGGTAAGGACAAAAAAGACATTTTGATTGCTATCGCTGACCTCCAGAAGATGAAGAACGATGATAACAAAGCGGAGGAAGAGCGAATACACTTCTATCTGCCTATAACTTGCGATAGATGCCCACATCGAGGAGTCAAACAGTAAATATTACATACATTAAGCGGTTGCACGCCTTACAAGCCTTGTAGGATGGTTTTTGATTAATATTATAAGTATAATATAAACATTTACGACTCTATTTTGAAGACGGGGTACCCCCCCCTCTTGAATAGTGGTCGAGCCGGACCTATCGGTCAATCTCTAGATTTTTTTTATTTTTTTTCTTGATCATCTTTTCATCTTGCATTATTAACTGCCATTAACTACAAAAATGGTATAAATCATCTTATAATGCTTGAAAATTCCTGTATTGTGTAGTTTATATGTATACTTGATGTATGATTAGTGTATGAAAAGAAGGTATATCATACATGAATAATATGCTGTATAATAGATGATTATATTTTTAGTGTATGAATGTATGGTGTTTCTTATGTATTTTTGCGAGCATATATTTTTCTATATTTTATAAAAGAGTTTTCTTGAAATATCATACATATCATACACTATTTTACTATACATCTGTATATCAGAGTATTAAACGTGTATGATTCAGTGTATGATCTTGTATAGCATTTCCGTAAAGTGCTGTTTCATAGGTTTATATCAGTGTATGATGGGCTTTTTTATGCATATATTGATTATTTAGTATAAGTATCACAATATCAGGATATTATCCCTAGTATTGAAGTCATTCATTTATTGCACACATGTATGTAATCGCACAAATAGCGTTATTCATGTTGATATTATTAATATAATCGTTATATTTGCAATGAAATACTTTTCATTATGGACTTGATTCAATACGATAAGCTTTTAGATGAAGTGTTCTATCTTATAGACTCTAATGAGTTGTCTTCATCTCTTTCTTTAAAGAAAGCACCCGAGCGTGTAGACTCGGTTCAGGACCTTATTCGTAAAGCTATTCTTGAATCATCAATAGGTCGGTATAAGGGAGTCCCTTACTTTTTCAATGGGCGTATTTATGAGCCGATGTCCCCTGACGAGTTTGGTAATCTCATCTATGACCTCATGAAAAAATGTAAGTTACCTAATGGGGATTATGCTAGGGTGGAAGGAGTCATTAAGGTATGCCGCCGAATAATTGCGGGAAAGGAATTATACCCGGACCGAACTATTATGATTTTCAGGAACTGTATCCTTGATACAAAAAATAGAACTACTCATAAATTCTCGCCCCAATATGTACAGATGAGTTATGTGGACTACGACTATAATGCGAAAGATATTCCTCTTCAATGGGGAATGTTCTTAGATTCAGTTCTCCCTGAGAAAGAAGAGCAGCGCATATTGCAAGAATCTTTGGGTTGTCTGCTAATTAATCGTAGAGACGCTAAACTAGAACACATTTCCTTTCTTTATGGGACTGGAGCCAACGGAAAAAGTGTCGTTTTCGAGACAGTGATCGGCATATTTGGGCGTAAGAATGTCAGTAACTATCCCATAATGTCTCTTATATCAGGCGGGGATAGGAAAAAGAATATAGCATCAATGGATGGCCTATGGGTGAATTACAGCTCTGAATCCCAGATCGTAACCCTTGCTAAAAACGAAGATGCTTTTAAAGCTCTGACATCCGGAGAACCTACTGAAGCTCGGCAGATTTACGGAGAGAACTTCATGGCGTATAATATACCACTACAAATGGTAAATGTCAATGCCTTACCGGAAATGGGTAATTTGACGCATTCTCTTAAACGCCGGATTGTTATTATTGATTTTAAGATAGAGATTCCGGTCCATAAACAAAACAAGCAACTATCCAGAATATTCGAGAAAGAATATAGCGGGATATTCAATTGGATAATGGACGGCAGGGATCGATTTATAAAAAACGGATACGAGTTTACCGATCGCCTGAGGCTTGATGATAAAACGGATGAGTACCAGGCTAATTGCAATTCAGTCATGAGATTCATGAAGAGGATGAAATATAACCGGGTAAACAAAGATATAACAGATACTCTCCCAAGATGGGTTAACGCCACGATTCTCTATCGCCAATATAAAAAATGGTGTATATCAAATGACACAGAAGCAGAGAATGAACGGGTGTTCGGAGGAATACTTGGTGAGTCCGGGTATCAGAAGAAACGTATGTCGGGTGGCATAAGCTATGCTATATATGGGGCGGCTGTCATTAAGTCCATTGAAAGCAAATATACGATCCAAAATAGGAAGAAAAGAGAAAACCCGAACTACGAAGAAAAGGTGCCATATGCTATTGATGGCAGATGGTATGTAGATACGTATACAGGACTTTGCAAATATTTGGGTATAAGTTACCGCACAGTGTCCAATTGGGCTAAAATGGGGCTTCTGGAAGGATGTTACACAAAACGAGGAAAGTTCAATGCTACCATGGTATTTGATATCTCCCTTGTGAAAGAGGCTATGAAGAAGATGAAAGTCATCAAAACCGATAGAGAGCGAGATCGGGAGAGTTTCCTTCGTCAGAAAGCGCAGTCTAAACGAAATATGACAAACGAGACTATGAAGAAGTATAATTCCAAAGAACGCATCTTACTGTCTCCGGTTGATGCCAATTTCGTTACGGTCAAAGATGAGCTCGAAGATGCAGCAAGGAGAGAGGAGCTAAAGAAACAGGGATTAATTTAAAGATTTATAAATATGAAAAAAGAACCGCTACAATTTGGGAACTTTACGGTTACCCGCGAATCAGGTAAAGAGTTTGATCACATTCGCATTAAAGCTGTCTCAGGAATATGGGGCGTTTCATTCAGAAGCGACAACGAACAGTTTGAACGCATTCGTATGATGGCTAACGACAAGCAATTCAAATCGTATTTTGAAAGCTGGATTACGATGGTTTATCTTGTTTCAAATGGCATGCCTGATTTGGATTTCATCGGCGATTTCTTCGAATCTTATAATGCAATGAACGAGCGTTTTATTTCTGCATCTAAGACTATATCCGATGAAGAGGACGCCAAGATAATTGAAGAAGAAAAGAAAATTATTGAGATCAAGGAAGAACTTCAAGAGGAGGGTGATAGCCATGAATGATATAGAGAAAATCTGTGATTTACAGAAACAAGTCTGTGAGTATGAATATATTCTAAGAACACTTTTTGAATTATCCAATGGGATAGTAAGAGTGAATGCAATTGAAACCGATAATAAATACGCCAACGAGATTGGGAACTTCATTTTAAAACAGAAAAAAACAGAGCCTCGAGAAATCAGAATCAGAAGAGAGTATTCAAAAGAGGAATTTAAAAAAGCAAACCAAGAGGTTGTAACCATTGTGATGGCTCTAGAGAACGGAATAGCCCATGTTCGCCAGATAGGCGGGCATAGAAGAAAATATATGGACTCCCTAATGAGATCAATAAGTGAGAGGCTTTTATGTGATGGTATGGTACGGTTCTCTATATTGAATAATGGGGATAAGGTTGTCGTAGATGCAGGCCTTAACGTATGCGGATCGGATGGCATATCCAATGGTATTAGCGAAAAAGATGCAGACAAAATAAATACGGCTCTCCATGGAAACGATTAATCAAATAAAATCAGATAAAGCCGAACTTGAAAAGGAGATATCCGCCAAGATACAAGCGTTTTGCGAGAAGAACGGAGTGTTATTAGACGATATATCACTCTCAGTTGGCGACACATTTATGGGGATGTATGAACCAGATAAAAAGGATATATACGTGTCTTTAACGATAAAATTTTAGTAATATGGACGGAGTAATCATGGTGTATTGCAAAATTACTCAATCTGACTATATGAAACTCATGTGTATCATAGGATGGCATCGCGAGTTTTCTTTTACCACGTCAGAAATTAGATTATTATCAGAGATGGGAATACCTGTATTATCAAAGAGGCTGTATAATAGTGAAAAGGTTCGTGATTACATAAAAAAGTATTTATCCTTTGTCATAGCAAAAAGGAATAAGACATTAAGACTTGACAGGTCTTGGCGCAGGATGAAAATAGCAATAAGAAAATCAAATTCAGGGGAAGCTACTTAAACTTACCCGTTTTTACATGGTTAATGCAGTCGGCTGCCCAGCCAGCAAGATAGGCAAAATGTTCATCTTTTCCTCCATCGAACCCCATCGTCATATTACAGTCATTAAAGATCACAGACGCAATATGGACACTCTCGTGCGCTATATTCTTAACCGTCATTTCCTTTTTAGAGGGGAATACGACTACCGCTCCTAGATCGTTTGTTTCTTTTAGAGAAGCGGGAAATACTATTGCTCCATACTTATAGGAAAAATCATCAATGTCGCACTCTGTTTCAAAATTGTCGTTCAAAAAAACTTCACTGTCAGTTATGACTACCCACAGTTTACGTGGATAGACCACCGGATTAAACTCGTGTATTTTATTTTTCATATTTATTCTAGTTATTCGTAAATTGGAACTATATAACAGCAGCATCTAGGGTGATATGGTGGATATGGATCCAATTTAAACTTATGTAGATAGGCTGTCTCATCATCGCATAGTTGGCAAGGATAGCGGCTACCCCTGTAAGACATAAATCCGATTGCCCCATCTTTTATCGCTTTACCAACGTAATATTCCATCCATCCTTCAGCGACGGTATTCCTTGATAATGTATTTAGAGCTGTATATGAGCTGACAGTCCTCCCAACACCGAATGTCGTAACTACATCCAATCTGGTTTTTAAATCATAGCCCCTTTTTTCTGCAACCAGTATAGAAGTGTTCCCAAAAGGAGATGATCGCCATGTTTTAATTCCGGATACTATCTTTGACTGTGATAACCCCATTACAATACCAGCTGCAATCGCTATTTCTAGTTCTTTACCATATCGTGCTGTGTAATCCTCTATTCTTTCAGTCATGTTTTTCTCGCTTATGTCCCGGTTAATATAGACCAGTATATTGGATTTATCATCATGATGGGTAGATACCGCGAGTGTTTCGGTATAGTCTTCTATTTGATTTTTTAAATCACTCAGGACTTTATCAATTTCGAGCTTCATGTCTTTATTCGCAGAGAACTTAAATTGAGACGCAGGAATAGTATATTTAAAAGAAATAGCTACAACATCTTTCGCCGCTTTATCCATAGCAACGTCTAGATTATGTTGTATGGAAAGTTCTGCGTTTAATCTTTGCCTCAGATACTCTTTAGCATCTTCTATGTCTTTATTATTCGGAGATATCATTGTTTCCTTTTTCTAGTTTCAGTTCGTATAATAAATCCGATTGCTGCTCTTCTTTTTTCTCCCTCATTATCCGGTCCCACTCACTTGGGGTCGTATACATAGATATAGTCTCCGATGCTGTCTGTTTTGAACAAAATCCGCTTACTACTGCCGAAGCAAGATCTGCGACCATCGCACTATCATTTACATGGATATAAGGTTTAATCCAATATATCATTGGAAGATTTGCAAAATTAATGGTGTTTTTCATTTCTAGTCCGTATCCAAATGTAAATATCTTAACTAGTCCATTGAGATATTTTTGATAATCAGCCGCATCCGTCATTGCTTTTTCATATGCTGGAGAATATAGAATTTTTAGTGCTGCAGCCGGCAAGTCTCCAGATTTCAATTCGGGTGGTATCACCGTGAAACTTTGCTCATAAATCATTTTATAAAGCGTATCTATTTGTTTCATAAATGATTCAGAAGCATCAGGAGAACTTATGTAGTCCGCTTTATCGTCTTTCCCCATTGCTAGAACTTTGATCGAACCATTCAGGTCTACCGTTTTATCAAAGTTCTCTCCATCTCCTTGTAAAAGCAGTATTGGGAATCCGTAAGCCTGGTTGTTTTGCGCCATTTGGGAGAATGACATCTCGTATCCGTCAATGCTATCTTGAGAAGGCGACCAACATGCACCGTTGTCATCCCTATGATATGCTACGGGAATAAACGGGAACCCATGAGCCTTTTTTGATACCAGGGAATATCCATCTAACCCAAATAATCCGAGTATCTTATCAGATATAGTCTTGCTGTTACTTATATTGCATTTATACCTAGATAAAAATGTGTTATCCCACACTTCTAGCCATTCTGTGATTTTATTTCCATCTTCGTCATAATCATAGTATGATCGAGCGAATAACAGCAAATCACCGGTAATTGAATCATAATGCGGATACAATACATCGCCATTCATGTATGATAAAGACTTAAACCCGAAAGTGCCCTCATTCAAGAATCCAACAGTTGCGCAGTCTCCTGTCGTTTTTACTGACTTGACTCCCTCGTAAAAGGCTATTTCCATATCTTTTTCAAGCCAGCCTGCTCTGAATAGATAAAATGCATCTGTTTGATCTTGCGTTGGGTTGGTTGTATTTAGCTGGAACTGAATATCATTTCCTGTGCCATGGATTATTTGCTTTAATGCAATAATTTGCTGAAACGCAAATGAATATCTAGGGACAAGCTCTCTGTATATATTGCGCTTCATTTTACCGGTTGATTCCCCATTCTCATCTAGTACCGGTTCCATTTCTTCTCTATAAACGTCCGGATATAATACAGGGTCATTGATGGAGTGCCCAGATGGGTAAAACTCTCTCATAAAGTCGGCCTGAGTAATCACTTGAAACGTCAAGTTCTCATCTAGGCAGACAGAGGGCTCTTCAACAGAAGAGAACCGTCCTTGTTGGAGATATCCCGTAGGTTGAACTCTTTTCCATACTCTTTTGGTTTTAATGTCTCTCGCTTTCATATTGTGATTGTGTTATGTGTTACTATTATCTAAATCTCGCTGGGTTGACATACCTCATGTTCCATTTTGGCCTGCCGCCTTTCTTCTTTTTTATGTCGAATATCATTCGCATAAACATCGCTTCTATGAAGTCAGGCGAGTGTCCTACGATCTTTTTCATATCTGGATTCTTCTTTATCAAAACAAATCCTTTATCAGCCATCTTATCATTCGCTTTGATAGCCTTCCTTTCATTCATGAGTATTTGACGAAGTTGGATATCTTTGTTTTTTCCTGCAGAGAATCGAAGATCAAGTAAATACGGCTCTATAGAAACTTCTCTATTGATTATTTTTTTTGCGAACAAATAGGCTGCCTGCGATTTTATTGTATCATAAAGCCCTTTGTTTTCTTCATCTACTGATTCCCTATTATTAAAAGGAATGGCAGATCTGAAGAACCCCTTGAATATTTGCCCAAGCCCATTCAAGTCATAAGTAAAGTTTTCTTCTAATACTCCCCATTCTTTAAGCTTTGCCCTTACGTTATTAACGGTTTCCTGACTATCTGCTCGACAAACGTAAACGTCTTTAATATGCCAACCAACCCACAGCCACATGACTAAGTTGTCTCCTCCGTCAAATGCCGCGTCACATGAAACCCTGCGAACCCCGTCGTCTATTTGTTGAGCATTATTATAGAAGTCATCCATGTGAGTCATCTTAATCATGTCGTCACCTTTAGACTTGAATTTCCAATTACCCTCTAAGTCGCGTGAACGCTGTTCTTCAGATTGTCCACCAAGGCTAGCCAGATACGTCGGATCTGAGCGCATCAATTGAACGTTATCTGCTAGTTTAGCTTCCACAAATGCAACCGATTTAACGAAAAGATCTTCAGGCCTCCCATACCGGGAATAACTTTCATCCCAAATGCGATCTATAATATCCTTGCACTGTTCGTAAGCCTCTTTTTTTGTATTTCCCCAGTATACGTCGTTGATGTTATCTCCATCCATAAAGCAATATCTAATCTTCCCAATTCTCTCTGGAATAGGGAATCCATCTTCGTCAATCCACCAATCTATAAACTGGGCAACCCATGAGTCGGGATCAGGATTGCAAGTTCCCCAAAATCTATTCCGTATTCCGTGGGCATTACGGTTGGTAGTTATCAGATACTTGAATTTAGGATATTCGATATGGGTAATCTCGTCAATACCTATATATGAATACTGTTTACCCTGCATTCTTTTTTTGAAGTCTTCAATAGCGTCAGAATAATATTGAAATTTGAGAGATCCGCCAGAGCTGAAGTTCCAAGTCATATCGTCTTTCGAGCGATTGTACGAGCCAAAATCTCCGTATACGGAGTCTGATGTATCTACCAAATCAGATAAATCATCTTTTTCTTTTCTGAATAATATAGCTTTAAATTCTTTATTATCTAGATCTTTCAAACCTTCTAGGAGCAAGGAGTAACTTTTGCTTCCGCCTCGGCTACCTCCGCCAATAATGATGTCGGCATTGCAGGAAAGCAAATTTTCTTGCCCGCCTCGTTGGGAAATAATTTTGTAAGGGTTTCGCTTTTTATCGTCTGCAACCCTCAGTTGTTCGATATACTCATATGTAAGTATATCCTTCCCGTCAATGGTTTTTTCTCCTGTGTATTGCTCAATATTCATAAAACAAAAAGCCCGAACCAGAAGATTTTTATTCTTCTAATCCGAGCCTTATACTCCTTTTGTTATTAATGTATCTACAAAAATACAGAAAAAAACGAATTAAAGCGCACATATAGCGTAAAATTCACTTTTATTTGCTTGTTTATTAATTATTAATCGCTATATTTGCGAAATAAATCACGGAAATGATTAGAATTGAAACCAACATAACTTCTGCTAGCAGATATGAAACCCCAGTAAGATGCCCAAAATGCAAGAGGGTACTTGGGGATGTGAAAGATGTACAAGGCGAGGTTTCTATGATTTATAGATGCCACAAATGCGGATGTGATGTTGATGTACGCGCAGAGGGTAAACATAGCGGAGTAGAGCAGAGGTAGCTCGTTAGGTTCATAACCTAAAGGTCGAAGGTTCGATCCCTTCTTCCGCAACTAGATTATAATAGGGACAAAGAGGTCTGATAATTGCTTTTGATAGCATTTGTCAGACCTCTTTTTGTTACAACACAAACACAAAATAACACGATGGAAAAAGAACAAATCTTATCCGAATTGAAGTCTAAAGTTGGACAAACCAGCTTATCAGACAGAACTTTAACCGACTACGTTGCAGGCAATCTCCCAGCAGAGGGAACAGAGCCGGATGATGCCTATTGGAATAGACATAGTGCGTTTCTGAAATCCTTAAATGGGAATTACAGCCATGATGTAGCCACTCAGGTAGAAAAGCCTAAAAAGGCTTTTCAACCGAATCCTAACCCTAATCCTAATCCGCAGCCACAACCGGATAAACCGGACCCGGCACTTGCGGAAATGAAGAAGGAAATCGAAGCAATGAAACAAGAACGTGAAGCAGAGAAGAAGAACTCTCTTGTGAATGGATTACGTGACATTGTTAAGGCGAAAGCGGGCGAACTGAAAGTGTCTAACAAGGCTATTTGGGAAGATACCGTGGCTTCTATTGAAGTAAAAGACGGTGCGACCCAAGAGCAGCTTCTTGAATCTGCAAAAAACGCATACGAGAAGAAGCTGAAAGCCTATATCGGTGACGGGGCAACGCCTTATGGAGGCGGACAAAACCAGCGCCAGATACAAGTAAGTTCAGAAGAGGCAAATGCCAGGCGTGAAGCTTTCAGAAAGAAGATGCAGGCGCAGGGGAGATTGCCGCAAGACAAAGATTAACACATTAACACAAGTAAAAAATGGCTTTTCAAAGAGGAACATTTAACACAATTGCTCAAACCGCTGCCCAATTTGGGGGTAGTTATGTGATTTGGGCGCGTGTCAGAGAGCTGTATCAGGGTGGAGGTCTTATTGATCACACTAAATATGCTCCGGGCACAGTGATTCCTGCCGGAACGATGGTAAAGTTCAACGGAGCCGGCAAGGAAGTTACGATCATTACAGCCGACAGCAATGTAGGAGTTGCAGAGGTTGACACTCTTACGGTGCTAAGCGGAGTAACTGCCGCAGGAAATATCTCTATCAAACTTAATGGAGGTACTGCAAAAACAGTTGCAGTTGCAGAAGGAGACACGCCTGAACAAGTAGCTACAAAAATTGCGGCAGAAACTTACACAGGCTGGGCTGCTGTTGCGAACGGTGCTGTGGTGACATTCACTAAGAACGCATCCGGTGCGGTTGCGGCTCCCGTATTTACCGATACTGGAACAACCGGAGTAACTGCCGATTTTGAAGTAACGGTTGCCGGCCAAGCGGCAGATGGGTCAAACTTGACCGATGTTAACGGATTGATTTTCGAGGATGTTTGCATCCCCGACGGTTGTATTCATGCTACTTGCGCAGTTGTGCGCGGTGGTAGAATCTATGCTGATCGAGTAGCAGGTGGAGGTTTACCGAAATCCATTGAAGCTCAATTACCAATGATTGAATTTGTACGTGAAGATTAAGGAAGGAGGATTTTATGTATCAAAGAGATAAACAGTTTTACGATTTGGTAGCAAAAGGACTCGCTTCTTTAGGCTACACTGGTAATGGCGCATTACAAGCATACATCCAAGATATGTTTGCCATCAAGTATAATGCGGAGGCCATATATTCTCAAATGGGATTTCCTATTAATCCTAACGTTCCCATCAATCCTACTTATGAGCAGATAGAGGGTGCATTGAGGGTTTACACTATGGCAACTTATGTGGATATTGATTCTGACGGGCCTACTAAGTCCACTGACGGGGTCACCTTAAAACAAGGAGGTTTACCTATATTCAAACATGAAGTTGTGCTTTCTCGTAAAACAATAAAGGAGAAGATGATGCTTGCCGATGCTATTGGAGGATCTACCTCTGACATTGAAAGCGTGATTATGGAGCTATTGTTCAGTGGACTTGATGACCTTTTGGGTGGTAACTATAATACGATGCGCTATCAACGCCACCAAATTGTATCTAATTTTGGGAAGTTGGATATTAATGCCAATAATAATCCATTGGGCACCCCAATGACTATTGATTTCTCTGTTCCGGCAAAGAACAAGAAAACATCCAAATGGTTCACGATTGATGCAAACGGTAATGTAACACAGGATGCTGATGTAGGTGTATCGGTAGACCCGATTAAGATCATGAAGGACACGAAGCGGAATGCAGAGGATAACGATTTTGCACCGCAGGGACACTGGGAGGTTAATAAGGCGACATTTGACGCTTTCATAGAGCTTCCTTACATACGTACTATGTATTCCGTCGCAGTTCGTCCGGATATTACTGATGCAGGGAATCAGTTGGCTTTTGCCAATATGCAGGCTGATAGCACCATTAAGTCGTGGATAGAAGCTCGTATCGGTGCTCGCATTGATGTTATAGACGCTATTTCCTCTATCGAGAAGTTCGATAAAGCGAACAAGATAAGCTATACTAACGTGCGTAGCTTCAATAACGGAGTATTCGTGTATGTACCTGATGGTGCCATTGGCGATGTTCAGTTTGGAAAACCTATCTATATGGAAACTCCGGGAGCGCGCGTCGCTTTATACGACGGTGGCAGAACTCTTATCCGTCAAGTCTTCAATGATGAAACCATGACACAGGTGGTTAAGTCTGAGGTTACCGGATTAGTAGTGCCTAACAAGACTCGATGGTTCTATTACTTAACGGTACAAGGATAGTAGTATGTCCGATAATGCTCAAAATACAAATACCATCACAACTCCCGTAGAAGATTTTCTGAGGGGTTGTGTTGGTTATGATGTGACTGATGAGGCCTTAAATACGATTTTAATTGGTAGGAGAATAAATGCAGGAACCCCTGTCTCAGAGCTTTCTAAGAGACAACTTGACTTATGCAGAGCTGATGCATATATGTGGTGCACTACTATTCCGAGTACTTCGGGGAGTGTGGAAGACGCAGATGCGGGATGGAAGCATAAAGAGGGAGGTTCTCAGAAATCATCTTCCGATAATAGCCGATTAATATCAATGGCTAATTCAATTTACAACATGTATGGAGAGTTAACGGTTGGGTCGTCTATCCGAATTTCATCTAGAGGAATGAGACTATGGCCAAGACGAAGGTAAATAATCCTCGATTCCCTCACACGTGTAAAATTTACCGAGAAGAGGGTGCAACAAACTGGGATGACGGACAACAAGTCGTTATTTACGAGGGAGAATGCCGGAAGTACAAAAATGCGGCATCTCGTTTTAATGAAGTTATTATTGCGGATTATGGACTGTCAATACCTGGCACTATAGAGGGGATTAAAATTGGAGATTCATTGGACGTGATAGATCCTTCGGGTTCTTTCACAAAATGCGAAATAAAGGTTTGTAATCCCGGTAATTTGGGAACAACGGTTTATTTTAATTATACACCAAACTAACATGGCAAATAATACGCAAGTACTAAATAGAGGGTTTAAGAAAGCTCAACAGATCGCAAATGATTATATAGCTAATCAGCTTATAAAAGTTTGCGAGATGCTTGTGGATGATGCTGTTAAGAGATACAAATCTCCCGTAGGACCATTCACGGGAAACACGATAACAGGCTATGCATGTGGAGTGTACCTTAATGGGACTCTATTTTATTATTACAAAAATGATGGGATAAAATCACCATTGAGGGGGAAACTGAAAAAGGGGGAATCTGTTAGTCTTGCGCCAGACTACGGCGGACGGACTAGGTCAATGACAGGTAGGATTAACACCGACGGGGAATATGGGCATGAGCACTCCTTCAAGTTCTTACGGGCGTATAACTCCAAGGTGAAGAGTGGTGTTGAAATAGTTATGTGTAGCGGAACGGAATACTCAACATACATCGAGACGGTACTTGATGGTAACGTCTTGACCGACACATTCCGAAATGCAAAACAAATATTGGCGAACAACATAAAACCAATGAACTAATGGCACAAGCGTTCCCAAGAAGTAAAGTCTTGCGATACCTAGATTCAAGATTATCTGGCATAAGTAAGGTGTACACGTCAAACAGGCCTACGGCTACTGAGCCAGCAGAAAACTTCATTGTGATTGATTTGCCTGGCACAATGCTTGATACTGGTGCCTACTTTGATTCAGCTTTGAGGATTGACCTTTTTCAGAAAGACAGACAAGGCGGGCTTGAGGCTACGGATAAACTGGAAACACTTATGCAGTCTGTCATGGGGCTATTCCCCATCGTAAATAAAGACTTGCGATTTAGGGCTATTTCCCCGAGATTGGTGGCAGGCGGAAGCGATGACAAGGGATTTCATTACCTGATGATATATGCGACGATAATTATTGATTAAACACAAAACATAAACTTTTTAAAAATAAAACATTATGGCAGCAATTAGTATTACAACACCTGTAGAAGACCTTAAAACCGTCTTCGACAACCCGAAGGAGGTTTATTTTAACCCCACAGCAACCGACGACATTGCAGCTCTATCTGCATTGGATAAAATGCTCCCTATTATTGAGAGCCAAGCGACTATTGATACCGGATCAGCTACCGTCAACCGTACGAAACTGATTGATGGGAGAACATGGGCATCTTTTGCCACATCTGGAGACCCAGATATTGCGCTTCAGGTAGCATCTATTGATGGAACTATCACGGATCTTTTTCTGAATAAAGCAGGTGCGGCAATCACAATGACCAATACGTTTAAAGGGAAAAATTTCGCTGGCCAGGGTTATAATCTCAGCGTGAAGAAAGTTACCGGGTCTTTGCTGTATGTCAGCCAGACTGGTTCGGAACTTATCTTAATGCCGAATGTGGAAATCTATGCATCTTTTAATGCTGGAGGGTCTGAGACCGCCGCTTATTTCAACCTACAGATTAACCCGATGGAAAACGAGAACGGAGTCGCTATTGCTTATCTAACGGAGACGGTCGCCCCTGGTGGATAAGATACTTTTTCGATAAATCAACAGATAAGAGGTGGTGAGCCAAAGTAGCCGCCGCCTCTTTCTTTTTAATACCTAACACAATACGCAAAATAGTATGGGAAAACAAATAACTCAGCCAGAATTGCAAGCAGAGAAAGAGCTAAGCTCTATTATAGAGAATGGTTCAGACCAAGTAAATATAGGAAAGGATTCTTATAAAGTCAAGTGGTTGCATCCGATCACAAACCGAAAGATATCCAGGCTGATGCTAAAAGAGGGAAATGACAGCACTATAAGCTATAAAGTAGCTGCGGCGATTGTAGTAAATAGCCTTTGGGGACTATGGCTTATATATCCTATCCTATGGCGGTGGTTTTTCTTTGTGAAAAGATACACGGAGGGTGACCTCTCAGATGTCATCGCAATGGGTAAAAAAAAAATTCAGCTTTCGGAGTATTATCTGAATATCATATTAATGACAGATATGAAGGATACGATAATGGGGATGACGAAGAAAGAAATGTTAGCTATCCGTCAAGAACAAATTACGGCGCAATCTGGGAATTCGCAAAAGAGTACGGATGGATGATGCAGCCTAAGACTTTCTTCTTTGGGCTAATCACTGTGCCGATGTATTATTTCAATTGCGTCATGACCAGTGCGCAGATTGATTTAATAGCATCCGATAAGCCGGTTAATTACATGAAGAAGGATAAAAAAGGCGAGAAAAAAGGTAAGACGAATCTCGGTAAACCGACTGATGAAAAAGTTCAAGCGGCTATTGAACGATACAAAGCACTACAACACAAATAATAGAATAAAGACATGGCAAAGCTCGGCGATTTGTATTTTGGCATACAGTATAAGAACGACCTCAATTCTATTGAAAGGGCTAAGAAGCAAGCACAGGAAAGGATTAAGGACCTTAATGTAAAATTTGGCATTAAGCCTACAATTACAAGAGCAGACTTGGCTCGCGAGATAAAAGACTCTCTTGCTGGCAAAAAGTTCAAGATTGATATTGTAGTAGACAAAATGAGCGCAACCAAGGCTGTTCAGGAGGCAATACGCACTGCCGGTGTGGGAAATGGAAAGTTTACAGCCGATGACGCCAGATTTGAAAGATCTAATGCCGCAAGAATTAAAGCCGAGGCCTATGCGTCCGCTCAAGCTGAATTAACACGTAAACGGGCGGCTGACGCAAGCAAGGCAGAATTGTATCTAGCATCCGCTAGAGAAAGGGCTGCCCGTGGAGCTAATTCCCATGCGGCTGCATCACTCAATCTTAATTCTGCGATGTCGGGGAATATCCGCATTGCGGGAGAGCTGAGAAATCAATTGATGGGGCTGTATTCTGTATATGCAGCAGAGAGGTTCCTAAGGAGTGTAATTGAAATTGGAGGTAAGTTCGAGCAACAGCGCATCGCTCTTGGTGCAATCATAGGGGATGGCACGAAAGCGGAGACAATTTTTCAAAGAATTAAAGATCTAGCCATTATTTCGCCTTTCAGTTTCATGGATCTGACAGGATATGCGAAGCAACTTACTGCATTTAATATCCCGTATAATGAATTATTTGATACCACAAAAAGGCTTGCTGATATTTCAGCCGGGCTTGGTGTGGATATGAATCGTATCATTCTGGCTTACGGTCAGGTTCGGAGTGCGGCATTCTTGCGTGGGCAGGAATTAAGGCAATTCACAGAAGCCGGCATTCCGATGGTTCAGGCATTGGCTGATAAGTTCGGGGCATTGGAAGGGCGAGTGATTAGCGCAGGTGAAGTCATGGACATGATTTCTAAAAAGAAAGTATCTTTCTCAGATGTTCAAGACATACTATGGGAAATGACAGATGATGGCGGACGTTTCTTTAACATGCAGGAAAAGTTGGCTGACAGCCTTTATGGGAAATGGATAAACCTCGAAGACCAATGGGATGTCATGTTATCCAGTATAGCTGAGGGGAACAACGGAGCTTTGCGAGGAATGCTTGATATAGCCGGCGAAGCGATGGAGCATTGGCAAGGGCTTATATCAGCTATAACCGGAATGGTTGCTGCTTATGGTGTTTATAAAACGGCAGTAATTGCTTCAAACAGCATTAGCAAAGCCAATATAGCCATCACTGCATTGCAATCGGCGCAACTGAAGAATTTAATAACTCTCACAAAATCACAGGCTGGAGCCCAATTACTTCTCAACAAAGCGATGTCAATCAACCCGTGGGTTTTGGCCGCTGTTGCTATAGGCGCGGTTGTGGCCGCCGTTGCATATGCTAAAAAAGGTATAGTAACGGCAGAGGAAGCCGTAAGAAGCCTCAATGTAGAGTTCGAAAAGTTCAACTCTAAGTTAGATGAATCTAAAGAAAAGAGTGAGAGGCATATTTCTGTAATGTTTGATGAGGGCAAGTCTATAATGGATAAGCGGAGGGCATATGAAAACTTGCAAAAAGTATACCCAGCTTTATTCAAGAACACGGAATACGAACAAGCGTTATTACGTGGAAAAGTCGAATTGTTAAATAGCGTGAATAGAGCTACTGCGACTTCATCTAGAGTGAATGCGCAGAGGGTTCTTGAAGAAGCCAGAGTAGATCTATTTAATGCGTATAAGGCGTATGAAGCAAATGGGGGCGATGGAAAAACAGGTGAGTCTAAAGTTTATAAAGATTTGTTGGATGCCGCAAAAGCGAGGGTTCAAGCAGCTAAAACCTTTTATGACGGTGCATTGGCTATAGACAAAGGAATCCAAGACAATATACAAGAGTCATGGTTTAAGACTGCATCTGGTATGTCCAAGGGATTCAAGGGGCTTAATCCAAAAGATGATGAGGGATTTGACGCTTACCTAGATCGACTTAAAGAGAGCATTGACGAGTTAGAGAAAAAACTTAAATTTAGGGACAAAAATAATCTTTTCACTGCAAAAGATTGGAAAGATACCAATGATGAACTTGAAAAAACACGAAAAATATACAAGGCGTTGGGAGGGGTGGAAAAAGAGAAAACCGAAAGCGCGAAAGACCCTGTGGCAGATAAATGGAAAGAGCGTATTGATCTAGTTAAACAATTTATATCGGAGTATGAGAAGTATTCTGAAACCATAGGGAAAGATGCTGCGTTGACTAAATTAAAATCCAGCCCCATATTTTCCCCATTGTTTGGCGATGGCTTTGACCCGAATAATCCGTCTGCATATCTTGATAAAATCATAGATAAACTAAATTCGGATAAGAAGAAACAGCGGTCTAGTATAAATCTTGCAGAAAATATAAAATTTGATATAAACCAAAAGAGTATACAAGATAACGCAAAAAGGGCACTTTCTGATATGCAAATGTACCTTTCTGAGACAACTCAAAAATGGGATTTGTATAAATCACTGTTTGATACAACGGGAAATAAGGCGTTTTCTGTCAAAGCCGCTTTTGGTGGAGATATCCAGTTTAGTTCCGTAATTGAACAGCTCCGTAATGATATAGAGAAAGAGATGTCAAAAAATAGTAGGGTAAATGTATCTTTCTCTACACTTATAGGGATGTCCCCTGAAAATATCAAAAAAGAATATGGAGAGATGCTTTCGGTAATGGTTAATGAATACCAAGATCAGAACCAAAAGATAAAAGCTGAAAGTCTAAAGAATGCGGCAGAACTTATCAAAACTTACAGAGATTATGAAGATAAGAGAGTCGAAATAATCAGAAAAGGTGAAAAGGCTATTTCCGATCTTATGGCTGCTCCCGGAGGTGTAAATCAGAATGTCATTAATCAAGTTAGAAAGAAAACGCAAGAAGAGATAGCGTCTTTGGAATTTGATCAGTTTAAGGATAGTGATTTGTGGGCAAAGACGTTTGAGGATTTAGATCGTCTATCGACTTCTACCATAAATTTAATACTAAAAAAGCTGGAAGAGTTTAAGAATACCGCAGGTAAGAATCTCCCAGTAGAGGATTTCAAATCTCTTATGTCTACTTTGAGAAAGATAAGAGAAGAAAATGAAAACAGGAATCCTTTTAAAGCTATAACCGATGGACTCAATCAATTAACGGAAGCTTATCGGAGTCACAAAATAGCTAAGGAAGAAGCGAATAGAGCTAAATCTCAATTAGATTTTATTCAGGCTGGTGGTAAGGTTTTGAGCGGAGCAAGCGGGCGGGAAACTCGACTAGAAACGACAGATCTCGGCAATGGTATAAGATATGAAAGTGAGGTAGTAGATAAGCTCGTACCCAAATATAAAACACTTAACGAGGCTAAGGATGAATCATCAAAAGCAGATGCAAAACTCGCATCTACTAAAGATCAAATAAAAGAGGCCTTTAAAACTACTGCTGGAGGTGCTGCATTTGTTGCTAAAGGATTTGACGCCGCTTCATCCGCTGCAGGGAGTCTATCTTCAATGTTCGATGCATTAGGGAATGAGGGGGCCGCGGATGCTCTCAACGAAATCGCGGGTATTGCTTCCGGTCTCGGTGGTGTTGCTTCAGGGTTTGCATCTTTTGCTAGTGGTGATATTTTGGGTGGAATTACATCCTCTATTTCTGGAATAACTGGTATTATAGGATCTATCGCTCAGGCTCACGATAAGAAATTGGATAGGGCTATTAAGCGGAGCCAGCAAGAAGCCCAGAAATTACAAAACATATACGAACAGATCGAAAAGTCATTAGATCGGTTCTTGGGTAGTGGAACTGACCTCAAATTGGTTGATGCGGAAAACGATGGAAAAAGGATTGAGCAATTGACCAATCAGATAAACTCCATCCGCAGTAAAGATAGGATAGGGCTCTTTGATGATATAAATTTGAGGAAATATTCTGCTGAAGTATCTAAATTAGAAAAGAGAATTAAGGCTTACCAAGAGGGTGGGGCTTATGGGTATCAGCAGCAATTACTAAAGGAGCAACTAGCGGAACTCGAGAAACAGAGGTCAGCCGAGAGTGATAAAAAGAAATCAGACCAAAGCAAGATATTAGACTATGAAAATCAAATATCTGAATTAAGGGAGCAAATTAGATATTTTTCAGAAGATCTAGCGAATACTTTATATGGTATTGATCTCAAAGATTGGGCATCTCAATTGGGAGACGCTCTATATGAAGCATGGCAAAAAGGAGAAGATGGGGCTACTGCATTTAAAAACAAAGTGGCGGATATCATGGGCAGCGTAATGAACGAGGTGCTTAAGGTTCAGATATTACAGCCGATGATGAACGACGTAAGAAAAGCATTGTTTGGAGAAGATGGAGAAAGCGGGTACTTTGGCAAAGATAAAAAGTTAGACTCAAGCGAAGTCGAAGGTATTGCAGGCATTATAATGAGTGGGATTAGTGCGGTTGATAAGTACAATGCTGCCCTTAATGACGTTGATAAGTACCTTAATAAACACGGAATCAGCTTGAAGGATTCAGGTTCTAGTTCTGGGCTATCCTCTAGTATATCATCTTCTATTACAGAGGATCAGTTTAATCTAGTATCTTCCTACGTGAATTCAATGAGGGCTGATTTAGCTAAACAACTAGAGCAAGTTCGTAAATATGTATCTGATGATTTCCCGAAGATCAGCGTTTTAGCTCAAGCCCAATTAAATGAGCTGCGTAGGATATCGACTAACACAGCAAGAAGCGCGGCATCGGCGGAAGAAATTATGGATTTACTCAATTCCGTGTCTAATGGTACCAGAACTTTTAAAATGACATAATATGGACATACTTAACAAGACGTTAAAAGAGAGGGCTATACTATTTGGGCTTTGCGAGCAATGGAAAGGCGAATGGACATCCGACATGGATAAGCAGGGGCTTATTGATATGTACAAACGTGGTATTGATTTCTGCTTTAGGAATCAATACCCCAGCAACGAATTTATCAAAGATAATTTTGATCGGCAATTATTGATTGAGAATGCGATGTTTATTGATGAGTCCATTGATGAGTTTAATTCTCCATCTCCTTGCATTTTACTAGGGAGTACTTCTGGTAAACTATCCTTTGATAAATTTTCCTCATGCGATATATATCTGCGTGACAATGTTGATATTGAAATATCAGCAAAAGACTTCTCGAGGGTTTTTATTAATGTATATGGAAGCGCAAAAGTTCGCGTGGTGCAGGATGGGGTGGCAAAGATTTATGTATATAAGCACGGAGATCATTGCAAAGTTAGCAACGAGGGTGATGTCTTAATTAGAATAGGCGAGGATTATTAACCTCGCCTACTTGGAATGAGAAATCAAAACCAATATTTGCCAATGCTACATTCAAAGAACTTTTTGGCTTCTTCATAATTGGATAAAACACGTGTGTCTATAGACCTAATGGACTCATCGTAAATGTCTCCATATGTTTCCTTGTAGCATTTTAGCAAATAATTATATTTGATCTCGTAATCTTTTTCAGGGGATGTAGAGCTCATCGATTTGGCTGCTTTTTTTACATTGTTATATACATCATAAACATCTTCAATGAAATTCCTCTTTATTATGTCCATCGATGTATCTCTATTCCCTAAAATCAACTCCGCCTTTGCGCAATAATGCGGATCTGGGGCTATACGCGAAACTTTTTCCCCTATTCTCCTAATATTATTTGTCATTTCCCATAATTTAAAAAATAATATTATTTGGAGAATTCCAAACACGATAACGACGATCGCTGTAATACCAAAAAATGATGTTCCCATATTTATGTAAATTTAAAAATTATCACAAATGAATGGAATTAATTGCAAACGGTCAAACATTTTATCTATTTTATTTAATATCCACTCGAATTTTGGGCAATCTCCAATCACTTTTTAGGTGTTCAAAGGATGTCTAATATTCGCTCTATTAGCGTAAATATCAAATATGTTTCTATAAAGTTGTATATTTAGCGATTATTTTATTATATTTGCGATGAAGTATTCTTTCAATAGGTATTAGGGGTTTTAGGCTCGTTATTCGGTTATTTACCGGTAGCGAGCCTTTTTATTTAACACGACACGTACATGACAGTAAAGGCATATAGCATATTATTCCAAAAGGCAAAAGACGGATCACCCGTAAAAGACCTGCTTACTGACTTTTCGATGGGATGTGTTGCATTTCCATTTAAACTATCAGGGGATGTAAAGGAGCTGCCTATGGATGATTACCCTGACGAGGACGGAGAAGATGTGTTTATCCCTGAAATCTTGACTGTAAAAGCGTATGACTTGGATGTGGATTTCTCCTACAAAGGAGCGGATGCAGAAAATGGAGTGCGAGTTTTTATAGACTATCTCCTTGGACATGATGGTACTGGAGCTTCCTTGAAGGTTTATAATCCATATATAAAGATGGGGCGTAGTAAGATCTACATTACAGGGTTTAGCGAACCGGAATTCAATCGTGAAAATGACGAAGAAATCGCAAATTTTACTATTTCATTCAGAGTGACAGATCCCCGAACAAGAGTAGTTCCATCATATGATGGCAATAACAACATTATAGGACTCACAACGACATAACACAATGTGGATAGTTTTCGATAAATCTGGTTTAGTAGAGCGGTGTAAAATACGTAAGCTCGAATATAGTGGCAGTTGGATGGGTGAAAGATTCGTGTCTGCGACCATCAAATCACCCACCCCTGTCACTTTTGAGATAGGTGATCACTTCACTTATAGGAATGAGGTGTTTACATTAAATTACGATCCATCGGTAATAAAGAAGGCTACAGTCAACTCGGTTGGAGATTCATTTACATATGAAAGCGTGAAGTTTAATAGTTTCAGTGATGAATTAGCTAGATGCGAATTCCTTGACTATATTTTAAACGACAACGGGCTTCACTTTTCATCCCTCCCCACTTTCTCTTTTTATGCCGGTAACATACAGGATTTAGCCGACAGGATTCAAGCTAATTTGAATCGTATATACACGAGCGGCAAGGCATGGACTGTTATTGTCCATCCTGAGTATGTGAACATAAAGAACATCAATATATCTGTTAGTAAGATTACAGTGTGGGGTGCACTGGAGTTGGTAAAGTCTCAATTCAATGCAAATTTTACGATAAAAGGGAGAACTATCGTTATAGGCACCGCAGGGGCTGTTATTGATAATGTGTTTCAGTATGGGAAAGGGAATGGACTTGTTAAAATCCAACGGGTAACTCAATCTGATCAGCAGATTATCACCCGATTGAGGGTTTATGGTAGTCAAAGGAACTTGCCACCGCTTTATTACGCTACAATGGTCAATCCAATTATCAATGCGCCCGTTTTGAATGCGGAGTACGGATGGGATGGTACGGGCAATAGATATAGCGTGAACATTGCATTTGACTTTGTAATGAAGTTTAAGGGAACGACTGCTATTCCCGTTACCATCGGTGGAAAATCCTACTCAATGCTTCCTCATCCGAACTTTCAGGGCATTGGATTGATGTATTTTTCATCAAGTCAGGAAATGCGAGACGCTGTATATAACGGAGTGGTAATAGTAATCACATCAGGTATAGAGACTGATAACGTTCCCCTAAAGTATAAAACGCCATCTGGGTCTTTGGTCCCTAATAACATGGCTGTTCAGAATTTGATGCTTCCATCATTCCCTATTGACACGATAGACCCCTACTTGGATAGTGCTAATATTGGCGAGTTGGGGATAATGGAAGGAAGTATATTCTTTGATGGGAGCGATAGCGCAAAAGATGAAATATTCCCATCTATGGAGGGTATTACTGCCCAACAACTAATAGATGCGGGAATACCAGTATCAGTTGATCCTGGAGATAATGGCAATCTCGATGAAATTTCAGGAGGATCAACGAATATAGATGGCACTGCAATAACCGATAACGGTGTTTATCTCGACGGAGAAACTGTGCCTTCATTCAAGATTACGCTAAAAGATATCGGATTCAATCTATGGGATTATAGGACATCCGAAAGCCCAATGATCAGCATGAAAGATGGAATGTGTGGCGGACGAGAATTTGAAGTAAAATCTTGTGAGAAGTCTGGGAATAAGTACGTTTTGACATGCACTAGGATATATGACGATAGCACCATGCTATATTATCCATATTCGGATTTTAAAATACTGGCAGATGATAAATTCGTGCTCCTAAATATAAATATGCCCGACGTATATATAAAGGCCGCTTCTCAAAGGCTTCTTAAGGCAGGGCAGGACTATCTCAAATTAAACGACTATGTGAGATATACATATCAGATGAATATTTCTCAGGTGTATATGGCTCGCAGACCGGACTTATATGCGTCCTTGGTTGAAGGGGATTTAATGCTATTTACGGATAATGACTTGATGATTGATGGAAGTATAACCATTAATACTTTGCGAATAGTTGAAGGCGAAGACATTAAACCTTCATTCGAAGTTACCCTCACCGAAGATAAGCAGGTGGGTACTTTACAAAAAATACAAAATCAGATTGACTCAATAGCAAATGGGACACAGTCTGGTAGTGGCTATAATATGCAGCAAATATCTCAAATGATTAGGACTGTAGGATCTAGGATATTTCTTCGTAGGGATATTGAAGATTTTACTAACTACATATTAACCTTTTTCAAGGGGTTGAAAATCGGCAATTTCATGTCCGGGATGCTTGTCGGCAGAGGTGCTGCTATTACAATTGACTCCAATAATAAAACAGAGTTTGAAGTGGATCGGATAAAAGTCAGGGAAGAACTTATTGTTCCAAAGATCACATTTAACTGTATTGATACTGTCACGGGGGAATTCGCCGGAACATTTGCATTCGGTACAGTCAAAGCGGTGGACATCGTTAATAAGACCATCGAACTTGATTTATTGGACGGTCAAGCCGGAACATTAAAGGCAGGTGATATATGTCGTGGTATATTCCACTTCCTTGAAGGCGGAAACGTAGATTCAGATTCATACGATACCAACGGCTTCCTGAATTACTCAGGATTCGCTACATCATACTTTACACCGTCTGAAATACTAGTAAATCAACCCGGCGTAATGAAGTTCAGATATACACTCCAGTCCGGAACGACTGTTCACCCTACAAAGGGCATGAACTTTTACGCATATGGTAACTTTAATGATAAGAGCCGTCAATCATTGCTCTATATCAACAGAGAATATATCCGTTTTCTAAGCGGCGTTAATACGTGGGTTATCAATCCGGATAAGCATATACCAATGCAAATCGGAAACACCGAGGGTCTCAATATCGGAGGTGTTGACATGTCTGATTATAGCGGATTTATGCGGAATCTCTATATAATGGGTTCCATCATCCAATTTACCCCATCTCAAAAGGAAGAGTTGAAGGGACAGGACGCGTACAGCGTGATACTTTCCACATACGAGCAGGCCATAGTCGTTGATGATGATAACAACATCATTGGCGGCACCGTAGAAGAAGTCACCGTCATTTCAGGGGATAAAACAGTGGTAACCGGTGAGGCGACTGTTGTGACATCAATCAACAAGCTAACGAGTCGCATTCAAGCATTCAAAGGCAAGACCGAGCTGTTCTATTCCCCGACATATGAAGAGGGGGCCTACATGGTGACACTTAATCCAATCGGATGCGTTGCGGTGATCGAAAACGGTATCGTCAAGATCACTGAGATAATCGACGTAGATAACATCAGCGTAGGTATCACAGTCAACTGCGAAGGTAATGCAATCTTTGAGAAGGCCTTCAAGGTTACGGCTGTTAGAAACGGGCAATCTCCCATTGTTGTAGACTTCACCAATGGGATGATAAATCTAGCCTGTGATGCTTCGGGAAACGTAGCGCATGGGCTTCCTGCGACGACCAACTTGATGATGTTCTACGGAACGGAGCAGTTGGCATTATCCGAGTTGACACTAGCACCTGTTACCGGAATAACAATGTCTGCTGATAAAACAACGGGCGTTATCACTATCAGTTCTGTGGCTTCATCTGTACCTGATACAACAGAGATCAACGTAACAGCAACTGCCATACGCAAAGGCATAACGCACACCCGTACAATCGTGTTATCACTCAACAAGATAAAGCCAGGAGCAAATGGTGATAATGCAGTGATCTATGAGTTACAGCCGTCGTTGAGCGTAATCAAGAAAGATAAGGCAGGCAATCCCGCCGTAGCTACTATCTCATGTCGTTTGTTGAAATTCGATGGAACGGCATCAACGGTCACAAGCGTTCCCGAAGGATTTACATTGCAATATAGCACCGACGGGGGCACTTTCCAATACTATACGTTGGAGTCTCCGATAAATACATCCGGCATAGCTCAAAAAGTTGCTTTCAGGCTTTACGATGAGAGAGGCCAGTTCGTAGTTAAGGTTGATGAAGAAACAATATACGTCGTACAGGACGGATCCGATGGTCATGACGGGCAAGACGGGGCTGATGGTACATCCATCATTTGGAAAGGTGAATTCGCATCCCATCCTGCCAATCCGCAGAATGGTTGGGCATATAAAAATACCACCGACAAGAAGAGCTATGTGTATCAATCGGGGGCATGGTATCAAATGACAGTTGATGGGACTAACGGACAGAATGGTACTAACGGAATATCTATCGTTTGGAAAGGCGATTCTTCTACACCTCCGGCTAGCCCGCAGGTAAACTGGGTATATCGTGACACCGATAACGGAGGAGTGTATATCTATAACGGCACAGCTTGGGAATTAATGGTCGTGGATGGAAATGACGGGACTGATGGCGCAAAGGGTTCAGACGGTAATTCTGTATACATCACCTATCATGATAGCGAAACCGAACCAACTGCACCAACAGGGAATGGTACTACAGGTGGTTGGCACACGAACGCTACATCTAGTTCTAGGTGGATGTCTCAAAAGGTAGCTGCTAGTGCTTCATCTGGGGCATGGGGTAATCCGATTCAGATCGCCGGCAAGGATGGTATAAACGGGGCTGACGGCATTAACGGCAAAGATGCGAACATGCTTGTGTCATCCGTTTCTCAGATCGGGAAAAAGCTTAATGGGGTATATGAACCTGAAATATTCACTGTTTATCATAAATCGGCAAACGGTACATCCGTAAACGCGAATATCGTTTGTTGGGGTTCCGATGATGGAATTAATTATTCTGTCATAGACAACGCAGTCGATGCATCCTCAATATCAATAGACGTAGCAAGCGAGATGGCCAAGTACTACGTTATCCGCACTTATACCAAAAGAGCAGACCAAGTTTCTGACTTCTCAGAACCGTTCATACTTAGCACTTCGGTCAATGTCGTTTCTGATGGGGAAGCTGGTGTGGCAGGTAGTGCATACAGAAAATGGGATGGATTCGAAATCGGAAAGACTTACCGCAATGACGATGGGGTCGTTGACTTGTCTAAGTTAGAGCCTGAGAAAGTCAGGTACATAGATGTTATTTTGATAAAGAACTCAGCTTTGCAAGCAGGAGCAGATGTATATATTGCTAAGAAATTTGGCGGGAATAACTATTGGGTTGGTACTAACGAGAATGACCCACGCAATGAGGTGTTTGTCGGGAATGAGTCCCCCCACTGGATTAGGGCAAATAGTATGGCTCCTGTATTTACGAACTTGATTATAGCTAATGCAGCTCTTATTGACTTCGGCACAATTGGCGCATTCATATACCAAGGAGATTACATGTTCTCTCAGCACGGGGTTGATGGTGATGGAAAAGACAGTACCGATTATCAATACTTTAATAACACTACGTATCCATTCAAGTTCAACAACACGTCAGTTTGGTCTACCACACCTCCGTCATCCACAGTAATAAATGTTATGCCTATGGATTATAAGATATACATAACGGATATGCTTTCAATTGATGAAGCATGGGTGGCTTCTCCAGTTGGAACATTTACTCCATCTTTCAGAGTTAAGATATTAAATACTAACACTAATTTTACTATAGGTGATGATTATCAATTAATATATGTGTATTATGAAGAAGGGTCGGCATTGACTAAGACGATGGTGTTTACCAATACTGATGAAACTATTACACTTCCAGCTAACTATTCAAATGGTAGATCTTCTGGTTTCTTAATGCGGGCATTTAATACAGGCTCATTTGATGACATCTTAACCATTGAATTAGTCCCTAATACATTCACTCCCAACTTCTACATAAATGGAAAAACAGGCGATGTTTATGGAACTAGAGGGGTTTGGACGATGAGAACACCAGACGTTTTTAAAACGGTTGATATGACATCAACAACGGCTAGGATAGATCTGGACGTGGATATAAAAAAGAATATAAATTATAATATTCTGATTAGAAGTTCTACTACTGATCGTAGTTGTCGCCTTCCAAAGGCAACAAAAGATCTTGTAGGGATGAAGTTGATAATTAAGTTGTCTACTCCTGATGGCACAGGCGCACAGACTTTAGCTATCTACTGCAATGCGCCTCAATACATCCACTGGAGAAATCGAAAGAATGTTCTCTATGCTAGATTAACCCCAGATGCGTTCATCGAATTAGAATGCCTACCTATTCTGAGAGATACATACGCATGGTATATCAGAAATGCGGGAGAGTTTAAGACAGACTCGCCGACTAATCAAGAGGCAATCTTATACCCGGTTTGGATTTAATAAACAATAAATATATGGCAGAAACTATAGACATAAAAAACTTTCCGGCACTATCATCCGCAGATGATGGTTCATTCGTGCTGGTTGCACAAAGTGAGGGTGCACCCGGGAAAATCTCCGTAGCCTTACTAAAAGCGGTTATTGCGAGTAACATAACAACGTCCGTCACTCCCAAGATCGAGGATGGCGTTTGGTGGATTGGAGAAGTGAACACGGGTGTAGAAGCCGAAGGATTAACACCTACTTTCCGAAAAGGCGAAACTGGCATTGAGTGGAAGTACACTAATCAGCCGGATGAAGCGTATCAAACGCTCCTAACATACGCTGAGATTCAGCAATGGATTTTAGAGTATGACAAAGTGAGTGATACGGAATATAACGAAATATTCAACACTTAAAGATTATGAACGTAAATTATCAATCGGACTTCAAAATCATAGAAAGCACTACGGATGTAGACTTGACTACCCCGTTCATATTCACTTATATGACCGTGGGAAGTAATAAGTTTGTTGCAAGCTTTGACGGTGCAGTATATTCCAACTGTCGCAGGCTTGACAACGGGTATCTTATGGTAGCTTTGGATAATCCTAGATTCGCTCTTGGTCCACTAAGCGTAAAAAGAGAGTACTTTCTCACAGATTCCGATTTTAAAGATGGTATATGCAATTATGTTACGGTTCAAAAAACGGATATTAATATCGTCGTTGGTGAAACCGATGAATCAAGTCCGGATGTGAATGTCCCTCCATACTATCAGAAAGGAGACAAGGGAGATCCATTCACTTATGAAGATTTCACCTCTGAGCAAATAGATAATATTAAAAGACCGGCATTGGAAGCCGCCGAATTAGCGAACGAAGCTGTGGATAGTGCTTTAGTAGCTACAAATAACGCCATTACAGCCACTAATGAAGCAAATGAAGCTACTAACCTCGCAAATGACGCAAGAGATCAAGCATTAGAAGCTGCACAAGTAAGCCATAGCGCAGCACAGGAAGCAAATACTAATGCAGCATACGCCAAAGATCAGGGAGATTATGCTAAAGGTGAGGGTGATCGAATATCTGAGCTTATTATCATAACATCTGAAGAGGCATCTAATGTAGATTACGAAAATATAAACATTTAAAAATAAATTGTTATGGCAAAGATTCACAAAATAAAGAGCAACGGGAATACCATTTACCCAGCCACAATCCCGCAGGCTGTGGTTGACCCTGAGACGCAAGTCCCTCTAAATGTAACGCTAGATAGCGTGGATGGTAGGCTGTCGGATGCAGAAGAAACAATTTCGGCAATTGTGGGTACCGACTACCTGCACTATTCATACGGAATAGAAATAAACGATTCTATTGCTGATTCTGCAAAGACTAGGATCGGCAACCTATCGCTACATGCTCAGCTACCTATTCAATCAAGAATGCGCAAATGTCTGTTATTGGACAATGGAAAGGTAAACTATTACTTAAACGCCAACAATGGTAATTTGAAAGAGGACGGGACGGCTGCCAATTTAGACGGAACAGATGGTATGGTAATGGTAGAGGTACCAAAACATTATCGAAAGTTCGAAACAGAGGGTACACTCTTTCGAGTTTACATATCTGAAATGCCTATATCCGGATTCCATATTGTGCCTAAAATGTACATCTCAGCGTATGAAGCATCTATCGATAGAACTAACGCCTCTCTGCCTAAACTAGCATCCGTTGTTAATTCTTCGGCAGCATTTAGGGGCGGAAATAACACGGCGACATGGGATGGTACATATAGGACATTACTCGGCAGACCGGGAACAAATACATCTCTGACAAACTTCCGTGCATACGCCCGTAGACGTGGTAACGCAGGCATGAATGGGGCTGGTTGGAACGCATATTTATACGAAGCCCATCAGGCATTGTATTGGCTGTATACGATTGAGTACGCTAATACCAATTGCCAATTGCCCTTTAATGCTACTCCAACCGCTAATGGATACAAGCAGGGAGGATTAGGGAATGGTGTGACTAATATGAGTGATTGGAATGGATTTAATGGTACGAATCCTTTCATCCCTTGCGGAACAACAAATTCATTGGGTAATAAAACGGGCGTGGTAAGCTATACTACTAAAAACGAAGATGGAACGACAAGGGATACTTTGTCCGTGCCGGCCTATAGAGGCATTGAAAATCCTTTTGGACATATATGGAAGTGGACAGATGGAGTTAAATGTCGCATTCAAAGTAGCGAGGCAGGCGGGTTAAGTGAAGTCTATACTTGCAATAATCCCGCAAACCTCCAAGATGTGAACTATGACAATTATGTGAAGATGGGGGATATTTCACGCACGGATGGGTATGTTAAGAAGATTATAGGTGGAGAACACGGAGTTATAATGCCTGTCGAGGTTGGCGGGTCATCAAACACATACTTCTGTGATTATTTCTATACCAATATCCCTGCCACCTCGGAAGCTCAAAGGGTTGTCCTGCTTGGCGGTTATGCGCATGCCGGTGCGCTTGCGGGTCTTTCGTGCGCGCATACGGGTTACGCGGCTTCGGCTGCGACTGCGAGTATCGGCTCCCGGCTTTGCTTTTTACCCTAAAATAAAGTTAACGATGAAAACAGAATCAAATATGAAGCCAATCCCTATATTAGATTTGGGTAACGGCAAGTATCACATTAATTACAATGTGGTAGAAGTAGAGAGAGAGGAAATCGGCGTAATTTTCGAATACAATACAGTATTAATCGAGGGTTTACCGACTTATGAAAGAGTTATCGAATCCCTAATTCGGGAGAGATATGGTATCTCTGATGAATTGGCAATACAACGTCAAAGAGATATAAAAACGGACGAATTCGCCGAGTATTGTGAGTATGCCGATAGCTGCAAGGAATTGGCGAGAGAGTGCATGGAAAGTTGGGAGAAGTAGAAAAATAACACGATGGAAGAAAAAGCAGTTCATCAGATATCGGCAGGGATATTTGCACCTATAGCAGGAAGTTTTGTGATTGACAGTTTGCAGATGATGATACCGTGGTTAATAGCCATGTTCTGTGTCATTCTATGCGATCTTATCACTGGAGTGAGAAAGAGTATACTAATGGGAGAGCACGTCAGATTCAGCCGTGCCTGGCGTGCCACTATGGGGAAGATGGTGACATACTTCTCATTTGTGGTCATGGTGGTGATGGTTCAGAAAGCATCGGGGATGTCGATACGAATTGATACCTATTCGTGCCTATTTGTATGCTTCATAGAGGGTAGTTCAATTATAAGCAATATCTTAAAGCCGAAAGGGTACAACTTTAATCTGGCTATTGCCATAGGTGTATTTGCAAAAAAGGTATTCAGCATAGACAAGGAAGATATAGACGGAGTAATAACTAAAGAAAAGAATAAAGAGGACTAAAGTATGGCAGACTACAGAAAACTAGTGCCGTTTATCCGGAAGTGGGAAGGCGGTTTTGTGAACGATCCCGATGATTTGGGAGGTGCAACTAATAAAGGTGTAACAATAGCTACCTATGAAGCCTATTGCCGAAAGAAAGGCTATCCCAAGCCGACAATTGAAAGGTTGAAGAACCTGAGCGATGCGGAATGGAACGAGATTTTCAAAACGCTGTATTGGGATCGATGGAAAGCTGATGAGATAAAGAGTCAATCAGTTGCTAACATTCTGGTCGACTGGGTATGGGCATCAGGTGTTCATGGTATCAAGATTCCGCAAGACTTAGTAGGTGTTGTTCCTGATGGTTTAGTAGGTCCTAAGACATTAGCAGCGGTCAACTCGAAGAATCCGGAGGAACTATTCAAAGCTATCAAACAGGCACGAATTGATTTCGTAGAGGAGATATGTCGTAAGCGGCCGGCAAACTTGAAATTTAGAAAAGGATGGCTTAACCGGATTAACGATATAAAGTTCGAGAGATGAAAAAGCTACTATACATCTTAATTCTTGCTTCGGCGTGCATGTCATGCCGGAGCTCTCAGCCATCCACCAAGACGAATACAGAGGTAAAAGGTATAGAGCAAAAGGATGAGTTTAAAAAATCTAATGATAGCCTGTTACTCATAATGCAGCAGGATATAAAAAGAGTCTACGAAAGGGTCAACAACTTCACCTATGGCTTTACTCAGTTTAAGACAGAATACTCAGCACCCGACTCGACGGGTAAGCAGCATCCTACATCTACGACCGAGACGAAAGGCAAAGTGAATAGTAATACCACTGAGAAGTCGGTGACAGACGAAAAGGTCTTGTTGCAATTCGAGCAGGTTAAATCCTCACTCGATTCGCTTAAATCCACCGTTGAATATTTCGTTAAGCAGAATACCCAGACAACGCCACCTCTTACTCGGTGGCAGAAGTTAAAACAAGACTTTGGCATGTTTGCGCTAGGTGTGTCAGTTGCACTGGTATTATTAATCATCGGTTGGCTTGTATACAGGATAAGGAAAAAATAGTATATTTATAGCGGAAAGTTTTACTTTTCATTTTTAATAAGATTTGGAGCCCCGAAGTTCGTGATGAATAGCGGGGCTTTTCTTATCCTCAAAATGGCAAATCATCTCTGTCATTATTCTGACTTACGGCGGGCTGTTTTGGCGGTTCTGATGCGTATTGCGGTGGTGACGTCGTAGGAGCCTGCGATACACCGGTAATTGTTGCTTTCCAGCACGTAATGGAATTAAACCATTTCCCATTCCATTCTCGTGCGTCAACATCACATTGAATCTCAACTTCTTGCCCTACGGCGAGTCCCAAAGCATCTATTTTGTCATTCATAACTTGGACGCATACCCGCTTAGAGTATTCACCATGCTCAACGACTACATACTCTTTGCTTCTCCACTCTTTCCCGTTCTTGCTGGTTCCGCCTTTTTCAGGAAGTTCAGCTATTATTTTACCTTTTATTGTTAATTGTGCCATTGTTTGTTTTCAATTTAATTGTGAACGCTTGTATCTTATTTCCTCTAGGAAGCTATCAGAAACGCCGATATCCTCAATGAGGATGCCCTCTATCGAACAAGTCGAATCATAGCGTCCTGCTGTAACGCCAATAGTGAGTTTACTTTCCGCTTCATCCCAACTGCTGGCAATCATACGGTCCTCATCTCTGAGATAAGGTTTGCCGTTTATTATTCTTTTCACTGAGAATATCATATACGTTCTTATTTAAGTGACACTTAACAAGGCGGAAATCCGATCTCGTTTGATTTTCTTTGCACGCTCTCTATCTATTTTACGCCCCCACAAGGTTGCTTCGTAGAGGGCTTTTGCATACAAAAAGAGCTCCTCGCTATTTGCAAGGAACTCTACTTTTGAAGCTGCGACCATAGATTTGGATAACAGTTCATTGTCTTCGAATAATTCGCTATTTGCCATTATTAATATAGTTGTAAGTTGCACCTGTTTGACTTTCCTGCATACGATTACGGTACTCGTCTGCGTATGCTTTATTGCACTTGGACTTCGGAACGAGAATGACAGTCCTGCTGTCAATACGAAGCGAAACCCTGCTCTTTTCTTTTTTCTTCTGTGCGGAAATGGCTGCCTGAATCTTATCAGGGCTTGCGTTTATATCCGTATCAACTTTGCGCTCCTTTGCCGGAGCTTTTCTCTCATGTCTCATCGCTTTGCTCTTTTACTGATTCAAAATCTTTCTTACTAATCTCTACCACACTAAATATAGTTATGTCCATTATGCTAACTCCTAGATGGTCACAAATGAATTTGATGGGGACTATCTTGGATTTAGATCGGTATGTGCCGCTTATTAGGCGATCTTTGTATCTACACGAATAGTGATAGTATTTCCATTTCGGGGTACATTGGTACACCACAATCACAAACAATAATCCATATACGACAATATGGAAGAACCACCTAGGCGCAATTGAATACAAGACTGCCGCCAATGCAAAAGTCCCAATTATCACAAGCATGGTTATTACGAACTCAGACATAAACTGATTGAGCCCGACCGGTAATTTAATCTTCTTCATTTTCCCCATGATATATATCAGATAAGTTGTATTTATTATGAACGAGGCGCATTCTCTCTATACTATCTTTCAGCTCTACGTCACTTTTACAAATTGCGACTTTTCTATATATGAAAAGAGTCTTTCGAACGTATACGTGGTATTCCAGGTGATAGTTCCATTTCGGAGAAACCTTGATTTGAATATCTTGGCGAAACCACGGTTTTTGTATATAATAAGAGGTCGATATGATGATTATCAGACCTATAATAAATCCTATAAATAGTCCCATATTACTTTTTGTTTAATATTTCAATCGCTTTCCCTTTATCGCTCTCATTTATTCCCGCACAAGCATCCGTCTGAATGAAGTTCTCCTTCTGACAAAGAAGCATGTCGGACTTATCGTTTAGGATAACATAATGAGTCACGTCACTGTGTTCAGATAGCCACCTCTCAATTTCATTACCTCTTTGTAATCTGCAATGCTTCTCTTTTTCCCCGTGCTTAAACCCATACATCCGGCTAGTAACATCAATGACATACTCAGGTATAGGGAACGGTGGATTGGAAAATGCGCGTTCTTCATCAGTTATCGCCTTTATTGTCTGCTCCAAAGAGTATCTACGCCAAGAGGAAGATATGACTATCTTTGCCCCCGTAGCATCACATATATCTTTTACAATGGCGCATTTCTCTAAATCAATATGCCATTTGCTTTTTAGGGTAGTTATTACCCCGTCAAAATCCAAGAATATTACTTTCATTTTCAAATAGTATTTTAAGTCCGTAAATATCGGCTGCGCACTTTTCCAAACTACAGCCTTTTGATTTTTCCCATCCATCGCACATGAAAATCGTATCACAGTTATCCAATAGGTATTCTATGTCTTTCCCCATGTAGTATCCATACGACTCATCTGTACCGTCTACGATGTCAAAAGGCGAAATGGAGTTAGGTATTTGTTCCTTAATCCGTTCCGCCTTTCGCCTCTGAGTGTCTATGTTGTGACCGGTGATTGGTATACTGATATATGTCTGTTTCATGACTTATTCCTTTTTATTTAGTTATTGCCTGATGGTATCATGACCTCTTTTCTTTTTTGGTTTATTTGGTTTGGTAAAAACTACCACGTGAATCGGTATAATACCCTCACTTGCCCTTATTTTACCTTTTTTAAAACTCATAATTTACTCCTCCATTTCATTTTTTACGTCACATATTATTAGTCTTCTATATCCATTTCGATTTTAAAACACTCGATGCAATGCTTGGCATCATCGGATATAACCGTTTCGTCTGATTCATGGTCGTAGGATGATACAAATTTAGTAAATGCCCTTACAGCCTCTTCTTTCACATTACGGCGTTCCATATCTATAGCTTCCCACGCTTTCTCTACCGAGATTACAGGATAATCAGGGTTGACTACGACAAAGCTTTCTTGCTCAATAAATTCTTCAACTTTCATAATCGTTTATTTTATTCCATTAATTAACTTCTGATATTCATCTTTAGAGAGTACCTGTTCCGCTTTATCCAAGCAGTGGTTCCAACCATTATTGAAAGATAGCCGAGATACTTCTTCAAGCAATTTTTCTATCTTCTCGCCACTGTTCAAGTAGTCCAATATGTATTCTTTATTTTTCTCTACGTCCATTTCTCCGTTTATTTAAATTATTTCTATATTTCCTCACCCTCTTAACAAGGATATATCTTCCAAGCCACGATAGCCTGCGCCTGCCCCTTATTCTTCGATATCCCTTGCGTGAGAACTTTTCCCACATTTCATTTAGTTCTTCGATTGGCATTTTGAACCATAAATAAGCCACAATTAAATTACGTGAGGGAATGAGTATACAAGGGAATACATATACTTTAGCGAGGCTATACATCATTAGTATGGGCCATAGCAGGATAACCAACCAAGTTATTGCCCCCGTTATAACTAGGATTGTTATTAGCGTTTTCATTATCTCCATTACTTATTTGTTTTATTGATTTTGGTATAAAATTCAGTCCGTGAGTGCTACTAGATAGATCATCTTCGCACAACTCATACCCAAGTTTTTGCATTATATTCACGGATTTTGGTTCAACCCCGATATAGGGTTCTAATTGATTATGCCCACAACAACACCCAGTCGTCCGAACGCCACAAAGCCATAGATATCTAATTTCAGGGGATAGGCAACTATCAACTGATATGCGATTTTTCTGTGACCATATAGGAGCTTGCAGGGCTACCTGGTTATCATATGAACCAATCGGAATATTTTCACAATTGCATTTGTACTTTTTCATTCTGTTTATTATATTTGCTATCTAAATTTTATAATTATGAGATATCATGATGTTAACTACGATAAGTTGGAGCCATATGGAATGATTCTAGGTATGGGAGATCGCAAGGATACTGATGAAAGAAATGCCATCAAAGTAATGCATGCGCAATTTGACCTCATCCAAAAACAAAAGCAAGAAATTATCGAAGAACGCAGATACAGAGAAGAAATGAGAAAGTCAGCGGATCGATCTTTCAGATATACCATTATAGCAATCGTGATCGCTTCACTGACTCTCTTAGCGACAATTATTACGTGGTTCATCTAGGTCCTCATTAATATATTGCACTCTATCGAATTAGACGGCGAATAATGTTTTCTGTCCTTTCTCCATTTCAGCCACCTTGCAATTCTTGACAGCTTCATTGAAGTAGCTATCCTTGAGTTCAAATCCGATTCCATTTCTACCCAAAAGTATAGATTGGTAAACTTCGGAGCCAATTCCAAGAAACGGAGTTAACACGGTGTCTCCTTTGTTACTCCAAAGAGTTACAGCCCTGTTGATTGTATCAAGCTGAAGAGGACATATGTGTTTTTCATCGTTTTCTCCCCGGGCCTTGACTCCATTTAGCGTATTGGAATAGTCAATATCCATCCATACGGGACTTGCGTACTTTTGCCATGTATCAACGGATATATCGCAACGCACCGGATGATCGTGATCACCGTCTTTGCGAAACACCATTAAGTAGTCAGGTATTCCGACCCGAGACATAGCAGCGTCCTTTTTTACTTGCTTATGAAGCAACCCCAGAGCTTTCGTACGTTGCATCTCTGTTACAGGGTTTTTCCAAATTGTTACACGTGAATGGTATATAAAACCCGCTTCTGCAAAGGCCTCCAGAATCATACCTGAAAAATCTCGTAGTCCGATGAACCCCTCTTTCCCTTTTTGGATAGGCAAATCCATGCAATGGACGGCAACATTTCTGCCGCTCCACATTACTCGATACAACTCTTTCACGAGAAATTTAAAAGCAAAGAAAAACTCTTTGTAATCCTTAGAATTGCCCATGTCTTCCAGCTTATCAGAATAAGTATATAATTCCGCAAACGGTGGAGAGAATATAGAGAATCCGACGCTGTCATCCGGAACATTGGAAATTAACTGCACGCAGTCGCCTAAATAGATCTCACAATTATCTGACTTATAACTTTTCACTACATCCATCTTTTGAAGTTTTATTTGATTCTTTATATTTCGATTAGTCGCATTACTCATAGCGCGCTGCATGTCGTTGAATTGCTTTTGCTTTTCATCAATTGTCTTTTTGACGTTCTGCATTGTATCAGTGACTATTAGGTAGATATTTACATCGTGTTCCTGTCCAAAACGGTATGATCGTCTAATTCCTTGATAAGTGGATTCAAATGAAAAATCAAGTGAAGCAAATATTTGGTTATGACATTGCTGATAATTTAAACCGAACTGAGCTATTTTAAGCTTGGTAATCAACACTCGGAACTCACCCTTTCCAAACCCTAATAGCTTATCTTTCTTGTATCCCTTATTATCGCTACCTTTCACCTCGATAGCTTCTGGTATTAAGTCACGGAGCACTTTTCCCTCTTCATCATGTCCTATCCATATAATAAATGACTCATCAGACTCATTCACAATTTCAGCGACACGCAATAACCTTTCCTGTATTGTGTCTCTTAGTTCTGCATGATAGGTAGTTGCGGAAACTGCTGTATCATTGAATAACATACCGTTATCCCTCTTTTCTGTTTCTACAACTTCTTCAATGATATTTAACTCAGGAAGAATGTAGCCGGATCCATCAAATCCGATATCATCCGGTTTACATAACATCACTGCCCACGTAGATACAAAATCCCAAAACGCCTGAGTCGCATGCCCTTTTAATCGCCATGAGGATGTGCTACCGCCATCATGCACAAAATACATAGCAAGCATTTCATTGCGATTCATTACGTTTAAAAATTCGGCATGATTGCATAACTCCATTGTGTCATTGGGGCTGGGAGTAGCCGTACAAGCTAGTTTATAGGGGGTATCTTTAAATTCATCAACTAGTTTCTGCTTTGTTTTACCATCGAAGTTTTTCAATATAGAACTCTCATCCAGAACAACTCCTCCAAAAAGATAGGCATCTATATTATCCAAATTATCGTAGTTAGTTATATAGATGCCAGGATTTAGGTCTTGATCGAAAACGGTTAATCCCAACTCTTGTACTACATATCCGAACTTTGCGCCCTCTTGTATAGTTTGGGGAACTACTCCAAGTGGTGCAAGTATAATAACTGGCATATTGATGTGATTAACTACTTGGTTGGCCCATTCCAATTGCTGAATAGTTTTACCCAGTCCGCAATCTTCGAACATCGCAAACCTTCCAACTTTTAGTGCACGCTTTACACAATACTTTTGAAAATCAAAGAGTTTATTATTCATCTGGTTCTCGTTAATTTCAAATCCACTCTCTATGCGATTTTGCTTTTTAGTTTCTAAAAACTGTGTGTATTCTTTCATTTCTATTTAGTTTTGATTATACTATTCAAATAACCCATTCATACTACCTATCTTTCTAAATCTCCAAGTATGCCTACATTGAAGGCATTCACCTTCTACGTAAAGCACATTTCCGTATTCATTATTATAAGTATTTTTGGATAGAACCCCATTTATTACTTGAACCGAAGTTGTTGCGGTTATGGTCTCCATGATAAGTAAACTATTGCCTCCGCATTTAGGACATTTAGCCCGACTTTTCTGCGGGTGTTTATGAATTATGCTCATTTCTTTATTGTTTTGAATTAATCTACGCTGCAATTTTTCTTAGTAACCGTAGCTTCCTACAAAGAGCTTCCGTATTTTTTTGGGCTTGTGTAACCTCAATGGCATTGCCTATAAACTTCTTTTGTTCTGCCTGAGTGCCGATTAAAACATAGTCTTCGGGAAATCCCATGATGCGCTTTAGCTCTGGGATTTTCAGCATACGCATTTTGATATCAAGAATACCATAAAGAGCCATAAACTCCTTTATCTTCACAGTCATGGGTGAATCAGTATCATATATTTCATAGATTACTACGTTTCCATCTATGCGAATGAATGAAGGAATATCTGCTGGGTCTGTTGTACATTCTGCGAGATATGGCGGCATCTTATCCATCCGGGCTATCAGAGTAAAGCATGGTGCGTTTACATCACCTCCTGCACTACTGTATTGAGGATTCACTAAATAGTGCCACTTGCGGTTAGCTGTGATTACTTGGGATGGGTCTTCGATCGAACTTCCTATGTTCCCGAAGCTGGTGTTCATTACCCATGGCGTTACTAGCGAGTATTTAGGGTTGGCAGTTACACATCCTAATGGTTTGTTGGTAGATGCAGCCTTGCTTTGCCCGAACTGCTGGCCGATAAACGAAGGAGAAACCAGTGAAAGCCGATCCTTGGTCAAAATTGTTGGTGATGGAGCATTCACATCCTTGCCATCATCCTTGAAATTGTAAGAACATAAAAAACGAGAATCAACCAATAAGCAACAGTCTTTTGTTCTGATCGTTGGTGCGGGTTTATCAATGGAACCAGCGTGGTTATCGCCACCGTAGTACATCGAAAGGAACTTAGGCTGTACATAGTTGAACCGGTCTTTTGTTGGTACGGTAGGACATGGACTATCTACTTTGCTTACATTGTCTCCATTCCCGTAATATGCAGCAAGGAAATCGGCATTTACTATCGCATGATGATCGATGCAAGTTATTGCTCCTGAAGGATGTTCTATACTAACGTTCTTACTCGATGGGTGTCCACTGAACTGCTTTGACATAAAACTAACTTTAGCAACACCCAATCGGTTTTGGCAACTTACAGTTGGGCTTGGTGCTTCCATATCCGGAGCATGGTACTTACCAGATTGGCTCATAGAATTCCATTTAACCATGAAAGCTTCTTTTCCACCTGCTACGAACCTAACGAGTCCACTGTGTAAGCGGGCCTTCGTTGCTTCTACAAGTTCCTTTTTCCGCCCAAAGATACTAGTGCCTTCATCCTCAAAGTCCAGGACATCTTTAACCGCCTTCCACTTGGCCAGCTTAGTGAACATATCCTTTCTTCCCTCTTTGCAGTGTGTGGGTTCTGGAAATATGATAGGAAGATCTTTCTTTGCGAATATACCGAAGAACCGTTTACGGCTGGTATATGCTCCATAATCGGCAGAATTCATGATGCGGTATTCAAAGTCATAACCGTACTTCTTGACATTGTTAACCCATCTTTGATATAAGCGTCCTTTATCTCTTGATATCGGCTTGCCGTTATCATCCATATCGCCCCATGACATAAACTCTTCTACATTCTCAATTTGTATGTAATCAGGATCTACCACATCTATGTAGCGGAACAAATGTTCTGCTAAAGTACGACTATCCGGATCACGAGGTAGACCGCCCTTTGCTTTTGAGAAATTAGTGCATTCTAATGATGCGTGAAGCATAATCTTTGCATTCGGGTAAAGTGTACGAATGCGATTAACGATTGAAATAACCGGTGATAATTCGATTGTTCTAATATCTTCGATGAAGTGAAGCGCATCGGGCATATTGGCGTTATGCGAAAGGATCGCATTTCTATCATGGTTTATACAAACAACTACCTTAGCGCATTTCTCCCCGTTAACGGAAGCCTGTTCTACGCCTTCCGATAGTCCGCCTGCACCACAAAATAGATCTATTACAAATAAATCAATGCCTGATAGACGCTCAAGGTCCTTAAGCACCTGTTCTAATGTTTTCATAATGATATAATTAAAAAGCCACATCAAAGATGCAGCTCACTTGTTTCTTAATTCGATAAATCCTTTCTTTTCAACCTGCCGGAGAAGTTCTAAATCTTCGTCTCTGATTTCGCAGGGTGTTTCACCGTTGATCGTTGTGTATCGAGGAATACCGAACCTATTGCATATTCTCTCTTTTATTTCGGGCGTACATGTTTTTGCCCAATGGATGGTGACGCGCTTATTCATTGGTTATAACCATACTTTCTTTTCTTGTACTTTTCGTCAAATTTATGAGCACGATTATATTTGTAATTGCCTACATCAATACGCATTCCATCAAATCGCTTTCTTGTTTCTATGATATTGGCATATGCATTAGCCCCTCTTGCATCTCCACCTGCAGCCATCGCTAAAGCTATCTCTTCGTAATCTTCCCTTGTAACTGAGTTAGTGTAATCTGTAGGTGGTGAGTCGGACTGATGCGCCGCTATGTGCTCGTCTCTCTGTTTGTCATAGGCTGCAAACCATCCCATAATAGTACCACCGTCAATGACACCGTAGAACTTCCCGTAGGTTTTAATGTTCGTACGAGCCATCTTGAAACAAAGACACACATCCTCGATTCTAAAGTAGTAGTATTTAGATATGATGTCGTCCACGATCTTTTTTACTTGGAAGGAGTTCATATCCTCCTCTTTTCTACCAAAGTACTGCAACATCGCACTGATGAATGAAACGATCATTGATTGCGTGACTTCGTTATCTATCCTCATCCATTCAGACAATTGGATAGCGGGCGCATCTATCGCTTCTTTTATTGACATGATGTTGTCACTGATTCTTTTGCAGTATTTTGTTGGCGACGTCAAAAATGTTTGGATGATTTCCTGCGTCCCTTGATTGCTTATTACTAAATCCATACCCGTTTTTTAATTCAAATAAACCCGCCCAATTGTTGGCCATTGACTGCCCGACGATTTGGGCGGCCAATTGCGGATCTCCGTTAGACATTTCATATAGTTTGTGGAAGCACACTTCTATTCCTCGTTGGGTATAGGCTTGCTTCCTCTCTTTCTTGTAGTTGATCCAAGCATCCATGACATCCATATAATCCTCTTGAACGAAAGAGAGGTCAAGCTCTTTTTTGCCCGACCTCTTCTTCATTCCTGCATTATATCCGTCTATCCATGCTTGCCTGGTGTCCGATGCATTATGCTTTGCGTAATCGTCGGCTTGGGCGATGATGGTGCTCATAATTTATTCTCCTACCAACAGTTCACCCTCATCATTATAATCGTCATTCTCAAATGTTATAGCAACCCAAGATGCAGATTCAACTCCATATACCTCTTTAATAAACTCGGAATCCTCATGATCAAGTTCTATTCTTTCTATTGATATATCTTCATATATCGCATCAGAGTGGGGCTCATCATTGCCATAGTGAGCACTCTTTCTCCAATCAAATACGCAAACATCCTCATCTTGGGGATATTTTTTCAATTCTTTAATCAAATCTTTTACTTTCATGTATCTATTTCTTTAATTTAAGTATCGAATTAGTATCAACGATCTGTCCACCGCACTCTTCACATAGGCTCATATTATGAGCATCCATTGTATCTACTTCTCTTGCCGCATCTTCAATTGCTTGACTTAAGATATCATCTAAGCATTCTACAAAAACAGATTCTTTATCTCTGAAATATAATTTTTCATTCATGATGTAAATAATATAGTTAGTAATCCCAAGAACACGCACAGCATCAGAAAGCAAAGAACAGCCTGAACGGCTTCACTCTTTACTTTCATGCCGACAAAGCATATTGCCAGACCAAATAGGAGAAGCAATATTACAGGGAGTTCGGATTTGCTCATTCCTATTTAGTTATTAGTTAATTCCTAATGCTTGTTTAATACTTTGCTGCACTGTGGTTCTACCTCTCCATTCGCCACGCTCTTCGTCTATCTGTTCCTTTAGAAAAAGGATGCCGGAAAGCGTGTTTAGTGCTTTCATTCCTATATGCTTTCTGAAATCACATAGATCACCTTCCTCATCATATACATCGAATCTTTCACTTGAATCGGCTGGAACATTACAACCGTAATTCATTAACTCACCCAATATTTCATTCATTTCTTCAAATGAGAGCTCTTTGTTTAGTAATTCTTTTATGTTCATACTTTTATTCCTTTCTTTTTGTTATTGAGTTAATCTTATCTTTGATAAATCAAACGTATATGACCATTTACAACCGTCGTGCCCTGGACGATTGGTCTCAGCAATAGGTAAATTGCTGTTTCGATGAAATCCATGTATCGTTGCATAGTCACGCTGCCATTCATTGCCTATAAGGTAGTCGATATGATCGCCTATCTTAAATTGGTGTTCAGTTAGTTTTTCGGATATATGTACAGGATACCAAACTTTCGCTTTAGTATCTGTATCAATACCATGGAACCATACTTTCCCATTGCCTACAGTTTCAAAGGAAGTGATTTCAGCCTTCTTTATGCTTCCTCTCGTATTACGATAGGAAACTATATCTCCAACCTTAAATTTGTTCATATCTACTTAGTTATGAATTATACTTTTTAACGATGGAATCTAAAGCCGATTCCATTTTCATGAAAATTTTCTCTTTTTCAGAATTTTCTTCGACTTCTGCATTAATGATTTCGTTCGATATATATATCTTCATGCTTTCTAATGCAGATATTTCATCTGATGATATCGTTATTTCTTTCATCTCTTATTCTTTAAATTAAACTGCGTAAATAGTAATCGGCTATCCAGTAGCCTGCAAAACAAAAAGCCGCCATGAGGATTATCAAGGCGGCTAGGGTTATGATCTCTTTGTATCTCACTGAAGTAAGTTGTATAAGTCTAAGGCTCGTTGGTAAGTATCGAACCCTTTTACATTAACCCATTTATCACTAAAGAAGCCATCTTTGCGAACTTGCACCCACCACACTGTTATAGGGAAACATCCGTTATATGCGCTTCCTTGGACTATTCTATATCGTTTCATTGAGTAATTCCGTTTTTTTTCTAACATACTCTCTCATTATTAAAAAAGCATGATCTTCATTGTACGAGGATCCTACAGTAGTCCAGTACCCATTTACATACGCCTGAACCAAGTATACAACATGCACTCTTCTACCTAGGCGCATTTTCACTTCTCCCTTCACTCGCTTCTTCCTAATCCTTGTTTCCATGATTCTCCTCTCATACCCTTTAGCCTCTGAATTTCTTTTTGTTGTATCCGATAGATATCAAGCATGGCTTGATGAGCTTCCTCTATGGTGTCATAATCATGATTCCTTCTTCCTGTATTCACGCGAAACATTGTTACTGGCTCCTGTTTAAAGTCAGATTCACAATTACAATCCCCGCAACATTGACAGCCTCGACGTTGGGTTAGAAACTGCACCTTGTACAGCTTGCATCGCCCAAGCTCTGCGATTAATTCTCTTCCCGTCTCCATGATTTCTATTTATTAAATAAATGCCCAAATGCGCTATCCAAATCTAACCTTAGGTTAAGCCTGGACGGAAACGCCTTGATGTAATTGTATAGCTTGAACGTGAATTCATCATCATCCCCACATCGGTCAATCATGGTAAGAAGCAGAGCATTTATCATGTCCGCATCATTACCGAAGTTCTCTTGCGTGTCGTTTGAGCAATGGTTCACGTCCTTTTTTAGTTTGTTTATTGCTGATATTGCCGTGTTGAAATTTCGTTTTGCGTCGTGACGCAGTGCGTACCCTTGCTTTTTGTATTCAGCCTCCATATCTAAGAGGTTTGTTTCTAGCATATCGACCATTATATACACGATATTGGTCATTGTGTTTAGTTTATTGGTCCCTTTCATCTTGTTTGTTTTCTAACGTTTTAAACTCGAATTCTATATACTCCTTGCCCTTTGGGACTATTTCAGTTTCAACAACCGCCCGACGAATGAGCTTATCATTAAAGCCATACTTATTGCTTAGGATATCTTGCGTTGGCTTTATTGGATTATCCCAGTCGGATAGCTTGCTACTAAAGCCGAACTTGAAATATAGTTCGTAGGGCGGGGGAGGAAGTTTTATCTTTGGAAGTAACCAAAGCAAATTGTTCTGGTACCGCTTATATTCATCCGTACGGAACCTCCGACCTTTCCATGCGTCATTTACGGACATTGGCTTTATGTTTATTCGTACCATGATTTAATCCCCCGGATCTAAAAGCGGCATCAAAAGCCCGATTGATTTCATATATCCACCTGACTCTTGGTTGACGAATCTCACAAGTACTGCCAAATAATCTTGGTCAAATTCTAGTATAACGGTACTCGAATTTACTGCCTTTTGCAACAAGTAAAGCAATAATGGATTGACGCAAATTTTATTAAGCGCATTATTCTTATGATCTGCAAATATCTTATCGGCATTCGGATACTTCTCGTGCATAACAAACTTGTAAAGGGTTTCAGAATGACTATTTGAACAGATAAATCCATCATCGGAGATTTTCGCAACATCGCATTTTACAATTTCCTTGAAAGAGTCTCCGTGCAGGAATTTTCCATCAAGATTTGATATCTCTGCATCGCTGAATGACGAAATCTCAGACATATTTGCTTTTATCAACACATGTCCGTTGCTTGCATAAGCGTATCCGTCTTTGAAGTAAATACACTGCATCACAACACGTAATTGATCCGTAGAACACACTAAGTGCAAGGCTATCCCTTTGTTAAAGTTATGCCTTTCTACTTTTTTCTTCTTCATATATTTAGTTTTTAATTAGTTACAAATAAAAAAACGTCCTATCTTCACAGACCGGACGCTTAGCGTTATATTAACATTAAAGTAGTGGGCAGTGGGTGAATCGAACACCCCTTTCCAAAGTGCTATGGCGTTCTTCCATATGAACTAACTACCCTGAATCCCTCGGTAAGTAAACTTCTACAAAAACCTTATAGGGATGCGCTATTTTACAATTTCGACTGATCTTCTGCCTTTGCTTCATACGGGAATACATCCATAATAGGCGTTTCGGCTACAGAACCAATCTGATAGTCGGCCATTGTTCCTTTCATCCCTTCATCAAGCTTTTTCACGGCATCACGCAATTCGGCGGCCTGAACAAGTATGTACGTTGAAGTCTTCTTCTCCGCACCGCTCTTTTCATCAAGAGTGATGTAGATCAGCTTGCATTTAAACCAACGATCGGCAGATTCCTCTTCGCTTGTGAATAGTTCGCTATACTTCGCTGTCTTGACAGCCTTTACTGTAAACTCACCGGAAATGAACGGTGTCATTTCTTGAATAATACGGGCTTCAGCTTCAGTAAAGGAAAGTCCATCGACTAAATACTTCTCGCTGACTTTTTTAGATAATCCATTCTCCATTATCTTTTCGCATCTAATGGTACATTCAAAAAACGTGTTCATAATTTGTAAGTTTTAATTTTGTTACTCTCGTTATATGTCTCTCCGCTGTAAATTCTATTGATGCAAGACCTATGTACACCTAATAAAACGGTTAAATCCTTAGTAGATATTCCCTTGTTTTTAATATGTCTAATTATTTCGACCTGTTCATTTGTGAATTTAGACAAATGACTGTCTTCTCCATATATATTACTAAGCCCATTCACAATTGCATGTCTCACGTTTTCAACACATGAAATCCATTCGAGATTATCGCATCTATTATCCAAATAATCACCATTGATATGATTAACATAATTCTTCCCTAATGGACGGGGACAAAATGCTTCTGCAACCAACCTATGCACCATGAACCTCTTCCTGCTGTTGTTTATCGACAAGGAAACCTGATAATACCCAACAGAATTCAAGCATTGCTTCAACTCGACTGATGGGTAAGAGTGCACTCCGCTTCCTTTGCCTCTGCCATTATATTTTATTTTTCTTTGGATGGAGTGTACTTTTCCCAAGCTACTCACTTGGTACACCCCTTCATACCCGATTATATCTTTCCAAATCTCATCCATATTCGCCTCCTTTGCATTCAAACCAATTTCTCATTGTTCTTTAATTTAAATTTATTTTTTATTGATATCTTTCTAAAATGCTCATTGAAATACATGACGTTCCACCATTTGTCGCTTATAATGCTTGCGCATTTACGACGAATGCCGTATGAAGCATATTGCTTTAGGAACCCCAAGTACGAGTTTATGCAGCTAGCGAAGAGTTCAGCATGTCTTTCAGCGTATCCTTCTTGCTCAGCTAACTTATTAAACCGGTGTATCGCTGATCGGAAGTTGCCCACCGTTCTATTTGATACGTATTTCCTATCCTTTTTTACGACCGCCCCGATATACTTAACTCCTTTCGTGTAGTGTTGAAGGTATATCTTATCCGGATGCAGCGTTAATCCCAAAGTACTTAAGTATTCCTTTATCTCAGGAATGAATGCGATCAGGGCGTTCTTATCAGGGCTAATGATATAGAAATCATCTACATACCTGCCGTATTCAGAGAATCTTTCTTTCACCCAATGATCGAATGGATTCAAATAGAAGTTTGCCCATATCTGAGAAGGGAGATTACCAGGCGCAAGTCCAAGTCCTTTCTTTACAGTGAACAGACTTTTATGCTTTGGTATATCATCCCATTTACTTTTTGGCGATCGGAGTTTGCATCCAATGGACGGATCATTTTTAAGTGTGACTTCTGTTAGGTATAGCAGGGTTTCAATATCATCACTTGTGTACCTGTCTTTTATAAACAAGCTCAAGCGATCCCATAGCAGCCCCTTGTCTATGCACATAAAGAAACTCTTTAGGTCGAGTTTCAGCACCCAGCAGTCAGAGGTATATGCTTTAGATACTTTCTGAATACTATTGTATAGCAAGTTGATACCGCATGATGTGCCTTTTCCTTTTCTACAGTTAGTCGTTTCATCAATAAACTCACCCTCGAATAAAGGTATGAGCCGCAAACCTATCAGGTGATGAACTATCCTATCTCGAAAGCAAGCAGCGAATATTTCTCGCTTAACCGGCTTATTGACCACAAATGCTATGCTTGGACTAGGGAAGTAGCGTCTTTCTACTATTTCTCTCCAAAGGTCTAAACAATTTGCTTCATAATTAATTTCAAAAGCAATTGCAGCACTTGTACTTCTCTTGTTCTTTCGGCAATGAAAATAAGCTTCAAGAACATCTGAAAGCTGTATACTAGAATCTTTATCCATCTTGTATTTTTGAGTAAAGCGGAAACTGGACGGACCCGATTGTTGTTGTTCTGATTGTTGTTGTTCCTGTATCCATTGTTCCAGTTGAATGCGAATTATTGCTATCACTAACTTGTCCTTAACTTCCTGTAAGAAGTGGATAGCCCTTTTCTCATAAAATATTGCTCTCTTCTTAACACCGTAATGTTATGAATTCCGGCTTTCAGACTATTGTCTGTTTTTCCAAGCGGATATCTGTTTGCCGATCCCTACAACAATCGTTGTAATTGATGCTGTTTGCTTGAGTGTGATAACTTTCTTCTCAGTACTCAACCTAAGCAAGACTTTCAGTAATTCAAACTTTACCTGAAAGCCTTGCAGATACCTCTTTCTATTATTCACATCCGTTGTCATATTGGCTAACTGAATATACTCAAAAAGCTCAAGTGACACATTGGTGATCTTTTGACCAATGGTGAACTTGTATGCTTTTGGAAACAACATAGTTATATCTATGAGATAGCTTACTAGTCTTTCAGTATCTCGCCATACCTGAGTTTCGGATGCAATCATATTTATTAAAGAGTTAAATTGATGAATAGTTAAATTGTCAGAGAAAGAGCGGAAACTGGACGGACCCGATAGTTGCAGTACTGATTGCTGCTGCCCCAGAATCCATTGCCCCAGTAGAATGCGAAATTACTTTTTTCGCTTCTGCGGGTGGACGTCCAGTACCAATAGTCTTTAAGCGGTGCTTGCCCTGCTATAAGTAATGCTGCTCCTAGCATGACTTTATTGTCATACATTAATTGAAGCTCCCCAAGCGTCGGAATGTGCCAAGGTTTACCTAGTAAGGGTAAATCCAATACCTGTTTTGCTACTTCACTGCCAGCTTCGGCAAGAGATTTTGTATTACCTGCACCATTGAAATCAGTTAAACCATCTTTGACGCTTTCATGCATCTTTCCTGATTGACTTTTTTCCCAATCAAGAAGCTGCACATCGCCTTCTTCGATATCTTGTGGGTGGATAAGCAGGATAGTCCCGTTGTTGACGATGGCAGCGCATGTTGCTTTCTCATGATCTTCGTGAATTCCCCAAAATTTAGGAGATATGAAGTTTCCATTTTCAGTGTAGATGAATACACCTTCCAGCACATCTACTACGGTGTCCTTTGTAAAAAGCCCTTTTGTTTCCATATGAATTATTTATTAAAGAGTTAAATTGATGAATAGTTAAATTGTCAGAGAAAGAGCGGAAACCGGACGGACCCGATCGCCGCCGCTCTGATCGCCGCTGCACCTGCATCCATTGCTCCAGTCGAATGCGAAATGGCTAGTATCTCCATAACGGGTAGAAGTCCAATGCCATCCATCATAAAGAGAGTTGCCAACTAATAACAGGCACTCGTCCAATTCTTTCTTGTATTCGTGAATTAGACACATTTCAGCAAAGGTTGGCAAATACCATTCTTCACCCAACTCTTTGCAATACTTAGCTGCAGGGCTTCCCAAATCCAATAATTTTTCAGTATTGCTTAACCCGTCGTTATCTTTCAATCCTTGAGTGTAATCACTATATCTATCTCCTGGAAGAGTCTTGTTGCTATCTAGTAATACGATGCCTTTTTCAGAACCGTTTGGCGCAACTACAATTCTGTGTCCTTTTCCGATGACGGCTACCCCTCTAAGAGTTTCACCACTGTCTTTAAAGTGGGAAGGTAGCCAACAATTACCTTCTTTTGTAGCAATGTATACGCCATCCGGAGCATATGCATTTGGATAGGACTTTGCATCCTTGCTCATTGTTGATGTTGTCGCTGATGCTTTAGCGTTTAGCAATTCGCTTACTTTATCCCCTGTAGGATAATTCAAGTAAACATTCAAATTCTTAATGTTAATGATTGGTCTCATTTATTTTCTTTTTAAGTTTCTTTACTAATTGTTTATTCTGCCTTGCAGTATCCGTTTCGGAGTACTTGCAATTCTTTTCGATAAGTTCCGCACTCCGCTCTAACAGGCGGATAGCAGTTTTGATGTCGGTAAGGCATATCATTTTAGGATTTCTTTTATAAGATCATTAGCCAATTTTATCCGGCGTTCTATTTCCGTAAAGCATGATTGATCTGGTGTTATCCTAACAACGTGAATCCATTCTATCAGGAATGGATTAAAGACTACGAAATCACAAAAGGAAGCCTTTGTGACCATCATCTCCGCTTGTGTTTGAAAGAAATAATCGGGATTGATCAAGAGTAACGATGCGTTATCTTTAATCTCACTCCTGTATTTCATAAATACAGCAGGAGATGGGCATTTAATTTCCAACACTCCCACATTTCCCGATTCGTATATTATCCCATCAGGGGATGCGGAAAAGAAAGGTATCGTTTCATGAGAAATACTTTCAGCATCTTCCACTTGGTTACCTGTATGCTTTATATATTCACTCTTTGCATCTGGCTCCCAATCTATACCGAATTGCATTGCCCTGCTCCATGCAGATGTTTGCTCTTCATAAGATTGCCAAACATCATCATTTTCAACCACAATGTCTTTCAAATTTCTTTCAGAGGCAATCTGATAGATATAAGAAAGAGCGGTATCTCCGAAAGTTTCATCTTTCTTTCTACCACTCTTCATTAGCTTGCCGATTGCGCTGCCTGTAAAATTTCCAAGACGTTGTATTTTCCAATCCTTGGTTCTCTGCTCAATCATTTGTCATCCGTTTTATCATTGTCAAGCAACGCAGACTTAACATTCTCATGTCTGGCTTCTTTCGTCCCACGTATAGGCTTCATAAGCTCGTCTACGGTGGTGTCCCCGTCTTTTAGAGATTGGATAATCCCAATTAATAGGGAAAGCTCGTTTGCGTTAATCTGGTTAGATGTCTGTTTCCCACACAGTTTTATCACTTCCTCTTCCAGTACTCCATAATCATTTTTGAAGGCGTTAATCACAGACGCTCTTTTCTTTAGAAGCTTGTCTGCATCCGACAAATCTCCGGTGATAAACTTTTGTGCGGCGTGATATACTCTATCCGTTATAGCCTTTGGAATCACGGCAAATACAGCATTACGATATGCGATTGAGTTAGCTGCATTTCCTGTGACAGTAATCATATCATCGCTATATCTTTTCCCATACTTGTCTATAATACTTCTTCTGACCTCGAATGCTGACGCTACATTTGTTTCCAAATCCCACGCCGTGCCACGGCTTATCACTTGCTTTTCGGTAATCTGTACAACCTTAGCTTCCGTTCTCATGTTCCCCCAATTGGAAACTATGATTTTTGCCAAATGGACGGACGGCCCAGTAATAGGCTTTCCTCCACGTGGAAGGGCATACCCGCAACTTTGTGCCGTTTCCCCGTTCATGGTGGCCATGACCACTGAATTATCAATGCTTCTTCTTATATCTCTCGGATATTGTTTTGCTGTTGCTACCTGCGAATCTACATTCGCTCTTTCTACGGCGTCTAATTGCACAATTTGAGATTCTTGTGCATTTACTTCCAATACTTCATAATTTTCTAATCCCATAATTCAATATATTTTAAAAGTTAATTCTCGTTTTCTTGTAGCTTTATGAATTCATAAAGCTCTTTTATCAACCTCTTTGACTTATTGTCTAATTTATCTGCAATGTAAGCTAATTGAGTATGGAAGTTTTGTTCATCCATAGAATTGCATAAGCCTCTTGCCAGTCCGTTCAGCAAGTTGGATTGAGCAATATCGTCAGAGTTACCAATGTCGTACCCAATCTCACTCGCTAATTTTTCAATACTTGTCTTTATCATATCTATAATTGTTTATATTTAGAGTCAATCATCTATTAAGGGAGAAAACGCTCTTTTAATTCGTTTAAAGAACCATGCGCAGTAACCAATCCCCAAAACGTTCACCCACCAATTGAATTCCTGAGTGATGGGGTTCGGCTCATTGAGAACTAGAAAACACGGCAAGGAGAGTAATCCAAGCAGTGCGACGTTTTTTATTACCTTTTTCATTTTGAGTCCTCCATGTATTTATATACTTCATTTAGTTTCTCAGGATTACTAGCTAGTGCACCATCGTAGTAGAATGTAAAATCTAAATCCGGACTATCATTTTTATAATTCCATCCTCCCGCAAATCCTCTAAACCACACCGCCCTTATGTGAGGACAATATCCAAAGAATAGATCCGTTGCATGAGTTGCGTTAAACTCAATGATGTCTTCAAAGAGTTTGGTGATCAATTTCATCTTGCTTTTATCCATGACTATATTTGTTTATTGTTGGCAAAATAAAACCGCCCCTAATTTCACAATCAAGAGCGGCGAAGTTGCTAATTAACGCCCGTTAGGTCGATGGCACATCCATTGCTCCCCGCCAACATTTTACAGTTGTACCAGTAATCGAGAACTGACGGGGTTGAAGAGTTAAAAAGTTAAAGTGACGGAGAAAGAGCGGAAACTGGACGGACCCGAAAGATGCTGCTCTGAACGCTGCAGTCCCTGTAACCATCGACCCAGTAGAATGCGAAATGACATCTTTCAGAAATCCTCGTCGAGGTCCAATGCCACTCATCAGGCATCTTTTCGCCAATCTTGGATAAACATTCATCCAAATCCGCTTTATGCTCACACATGAGCTGCATTTCACTCATCGTAGGCAAATACCATTCTTCGCCAAGGCTTTTACAGAACTCGGCGGCAGGGCTTCCTAGTTCAAGGAGCTTTCGGGTATTGGCATATCCTTCATTGTCTTTCAGAGCTTGTTGGTAGTCCTCGTAAATAGCCCCGGGCAATGTCTTGTCTCCATCCAACAGTATCATGTTTTTTGAACCTTTCGGGGAAACAATAAAGCGGTGCTCACCTTTGACAATTGCAACACCTTTGATAGTTTCCGCTTTCTTGCATTCTTCAAAGCGGCTTGCATCCCATAAGTGCCCGTTGGTTGTACAGAAGTATACACCATCTGTAGCGGACTTATCTGTGTAATACTCTCCTTTGCTCTGTTCTGTGGCAGAGTACTCATTTACTGCGTTAGCACTTGGAATAGGCCCATAAAAATGTAGATGGACATTCAAATTTGTAATTCTTAAATTCATAAGTTATTTGTTTTTAAGTTATAAATATCGCTTAGTCCCCGGATAAGCGGTCAAGCTACACCGGGATGATGTGCATTAGGAATAAATCTGTCAAATTTTAAATCAAATATGCACACCGTGTTGAGAAATAAATTATATTTGCTGAGTCAAATTTTAAATCATTATTATTATGGGAAGCGACCAAATATCTACAAACATTTATGTTGGGAAAGATCCGAGATTTGGAGAATATGATAAGGAAATAGTGCATCGTCTGCTCCAGCAAGTTCAAATCGACTTTTCTTGTTGGACTGGAGATGATGTATTCCAAACGTGCAATTGTACCTTGTTATATAAAGGTGAGTGCCCAACAATATATAAGGTAGGAGATAAAGACCATCTCATAATGCTACATGTCACAGGAGATGAATGGTGGCGCTGGATTTACCAATTCGCTCATGAGTATTGTCACCATTTAGTTAATGGACCAATGACCAGTGAAATGATAGGATTACAATGGTTTGAAGAGGCCATATGCGACCTTTCATCTATCTGCCATTTAGATAGGCTAATTGCTCTTTGCGATGTTCTTCGGATAAGTAGTGCTTTGGACAATCACAATCGCATCTCATACAAGGTTCATGTAATAGCGTGTCGCAATGCAAATTTTGGAACTGCTCAAGAGACCTGTTCGGAATATCTGAAATCTGTTGCGGATAAACTTGCTGAGCCCGTGTACCATCGGGATATTTACTCAAATTTGTCTGCGACAATTCTACCTCTTTTTCAGGAGAACCCTCGCCTTTGGAAGATAATCCTTCACTTTGGGGACATGCGCCGTTGGAGCTCTTTAGAAGATCTGTTTGATCATCTCGAGACGACTGCGACGGTTGATTACGCTGCATCATTGACGAAGTTGCGATCGTTACTTTTTTCATAACTTATAATTAATAGAAATATGAAAACAAAAGAATTCTATATCCAAGAAGCGGAGTTGCTCAAGATCAGGGTGAATGACATCCGCAATAAAGGTCCACAAATGAGAGTAAAAAAGGATCTACTCGGGGATGACTATCCGGGTATAAGCAAAGCTGTAATGGATTTTAAACACTTAGTGCATGCTTTTGATGGAAATTTGCCTCTGGCCAAGTATCTCACAATGCTTGATAGTAATAAGCCTATGGATTTACCATTTTCTTCGGAAGATGATGATTCATATTTCGAAAGGTTCATATACCTCATTGATTACTTTATTGAATACATCAAGAAGTACGCTGATTAAACATCTCATTTAAATATTCCCTAATTGCATCCTTCTTAGTCGGATGACATATCATCAATATTTTCTCAGTGAAGTCCTTTTTGATGGTTTCAGGGATGTCTTTTAAGTAGTCTAATTCAACGACGGGAAGACCTTCTATTGTAATATTCACGGTAGATTCTTTTGGTCGTGCCCTGTTGATGTCAAATTCTGTTTTGATTTTCATAATTTCAAGTTTTAAATGATTGATAATTTTTGTCCTCTGCATTTTCCGGCTTGGAACGGTCTGCGGCTGCATTACAATAATAAAGGTGTATGTGTGCCGGCAATGGGATAATTCTTTCGTTGTACATTATTGTACCGCCAAGACACGACCGACACACCTGCCTTTGCTCGGCTCGACCAGTCTATTTATATCCCGCTATCCTGATTGTGCGGCTGTTTTTGTATGTCTTTGCGAATTTCTTCGCCTTGTTCCTATATAGAATATTCTCTACGCCTATATAGGATGCGTGGTTGTGTTTTAATTACCAGTGAGTAACGGGGAGTCCTTGAGAGATTTGTAAGTTTATGTAGTCCATGCCATCGTCTTCGCACTCATCATACCCATGTAATTTTTCTTCCAAATCCTCAATCTCAGCTTGAAGACCTGCCACGATCTCACCCTTGTCATCAGCGTTATATCTTCGGCATACTTCTTCGCCCGACATTGACACCACATCTTCAAGCTCTTTATAAAGATCGTTTAGCTGATTTTCAATTTTCTTTGTGTTCATTACTATATCCTCGCCTTCTTTATCATCTCGTCGATGTTCTGCTTGTTGTACAGATAGATGCGTTCGCTTATCCTGTATACCTCTATCTTGGGGTTGATATTAATTGTGGCTTCAATATACCTGTCACTGACTCCAAGGTAGGCGCATAGCTCTTTCTTACTCAGCCAGACTTTATCAATAGGCTTAACCTCGCCGAGAACTCTTTTCTTTCCCATGATTAAACTTCCTTTCTGGTATGATTATTCCTCCGATTTTCTTTTCCATAAAGGGCATCCTCTTTTATATTCCGGAAAGAAATTTTGTAGGCCTGGCCACATGCGTCTGTTATTTCCTATATGTATCCCATTCTTACATCTGACAATCCCGTTTTCAGAGCCTATTGTTCCGTAGCAATCGCAGGTACAGCAACCTTTCGCCTTTGGATTCATGAAGCATTCTTCCTCGTGGGATAAACCCAATAATAGGTCGTTAAACGTTTTTCCGCAGAATCCGCATTGATACATTGTTACTTCTTTCATGCTATCGCTCCTTTCTTTATATTTTGTAATTGCTGATACCTTGCATAGCAATCCAATATGAACTTTTTGCCCTTTTCGGTCCAATACATGTGTTGACGGGTTTTTATGTTGCCGTTTGAATCCGTGTAGGGGTATGGTTTGGTCTCGGTGTATCCGTAGTTTTTGTATTTTGTGTACAAATGATAAGTCCCACTTTCTTTGTACTGCACATTCCATTCTCTCAACAACTTGTTTAGCTTTATTTCGGATATCCCGAGGCAGTCAGCAATCATAGTGACGGTAAGGAGTCCACTGCTTGATAGAACCTTATCGCAGTATTCCACTTTTGGAGCTTGCAGTTTAAGTTGATTGCTTTGCTCGTTTGCGATGAGTGACAGTCGTTGCTTTTCTGCACGTTCCTCTTTTAGCTGCGTGGCCAGCTTGATAATGGTATCGGGATTGGTGAGCACTTCCTCTATTTTGGAGTCAGTGAGGTATGCGCCGTTTTTGCGGATGGAAGGGAGAACCTCGCTTGTTACCCACTTGCGTATTTTTCTCGCTTCTGGCTTGCGGCTTTCGAGAATTGCGTCATATAACCCATCTTCATTTACGAAGTTGGCTTGTTGTTCTCTACCTAAGCTATCAATTATGGGTTGGGTTGAAACCACCCCATCGCTAAGTCGTTGTCTCACATCTCCTTGTCTTAAAGCTAACATTTGACATAGATCAGCCAGGCAAAAAAGCGGTTCGCTGCTTTCGCTCATTGCGACTCGAATTTCTCCGAACTCCGGATTGTTGAATAATTGAATTTCGTTCATGGTTACACATTTTTAGATTCAGCGTACACTTGGAAAACTTGGTTATCCACCAATGTCTTTACCCTCACCTTGTAAAGATGCTCCATATTCGTTTTATTAAAGTACGAGCATAAGGATACAACTCGGTGTTTTTGTCTGTTATCTCCTTGTACTATCTTTGGCTTACTTGGAGTGACAACTCGTAAAGTTTCAATTTTGACTTCTTCTCTCATACTTGTTTGATTTTATCCGTTTTTATTTGGATACATGAATGACTATCACTACCTTTACCACCGTACTGAATGGATGTAGTCACGGTTTTGTCGTGACAGCCATTTTTGTATCCGTTTGTTTGATTATTGATTTGATTACAATGCAAACATAGTATATATTTTATATGCCACAAAACTATCGGCATATAAAATATATACCGATAACATTATTTAACTATTGCCGATGATTATACCTTATTATAAAAGAGGATGAAAGATATAGAAGGATTTAAAGACTACATTTTGAAGCTCGCAGAAGAGAAAGAGAGTGTCTATCTTCATCATTTTACAGATGAAGAGGGGATGCTATGGAAATACCTATTTGATGAAGTAAAGAATGATGGATATGTAGAAGAAGGATGGGGGATATATGGGGCTATAACTCCAAAGTTTACGCCCAAAGGGTTCGCGTTTTGGATTAGTGGAGGATATACAGGAGGAATGGTCAAAAAGCAGAAAGAAAAGGCTACGCAATTAATAAAATCCGTAGCCGTAGAGGTTCTGAAGGAAACTCTTAGAAATCTTTGAAGAATGCGGTCTCTTTGTGAGCTTTAGCGAGATAATCAAAGGCGCATGCTTTTTGGAAATCGGTTAGCCCAAACTTTTCATCGAGTTCTTCTTGCCTCTTGTTCCCGTATTCTATGGTATCCTTTCTAAGTTGATGCCACTCTTTCTCATATTGGAGAAACTCTTCATCTAATACAGGTTTGTTGTTTGAATCGAATTTAATCATATTATAAATATTTTAAAATGGAACATACGGATTATTTTATTGAAGTAAAGAAAGAGACAATTAATGATGTCTTTTTCATTGATTTACGGGAAATATCTCACATATCCTACAATCGACATGTTACCATCTATTTCAAAAATGGGATGAAAGACGATTTCAAAAATATCAATTATGAGGATATAAAAAAGGCATTAATAGCGTTATCTCTCAAGTGA